TACTTCAACCCCAGCAAATACTTTAACACCAACTCCAACAAATACTCAAACACCAACAGAAACACCTACAGATACACCAACAATTACTCAAACACCAACAAATACTCTAACTCCAACAAATACTCTAACACCATCACCAACTGAATATAGAAATTTCCGATTCGTGAATACTGCAACTGGTGATAAAGAAATTTCAGGAATTAGTGGAACAATTCCTGTACTTGGTCCCGTTGGCGGTTACCCAATAACAAGTGGTACAACTAGAAACGCGTTCCATGAAAATATCGTTAGCGGTACAACCATAAATGTTATTATGGCAGGAACAGGAAATTTCCAAATGTATATCAGTGCTAATGGTTCTCAAATTTCTCCAGGTTTCTCGGGTCCTCTACCCCTAACGCAAAATTACGAATTTAGTTCTCCATATTCGGAAAGTGACTTGATAGAAATCATTTTTACTGATTAATAAAATTAAAATAATATAACTAAAACCCTCTACTTTCGTGGAGGGTTTTTTATTTTTATTACAAAATACATTTTAAATGAAGATATTTAACTTTTAACAAAAAATATTTTTTTACTCTTCTTGAATAAATTAGCCAAAATCTTAGTATTTATTAGATAAATAAGAAATAAGATGGCATGTAGCAAATATACACTTACAAATACGGGTTCAACTACCGTAAATTTTAGTTACCAAAGATGTGACGATGCATTATGGGATTATCAAGTTGAGCTTACACCAAATCAAAGAAAAAATATTTGGGTAATTAATGGTACTTATACAATTGCACCATCATTTAAAAACGTAATTTCATTAGTAAATCAAGGAGTGTTTCCTCCAGTTGCGATAACTCCAACTCCGACGCAAACACCTTCTGCTACCCCAACAAATACGCCAACACCAAGTGTTACGGCAACTAATACTCCAACTCCAACTAATACGGCAACTAATACTCCAACTCCAACTAACACGGAAACAGGTACTCCAACACCCACACCAACTAACACGCAAACAGAAACTCCAACTAATACACCAACCCCTAGCTCAACCACAACTCTAACTCCAACACCTAGTGTAACGGCAACTAACACTCCAACACCAACAAATGTTGTGAGATATCAGTTTAATAGTGTTTGTAAAAGTGAGGTAGACCCTCTTGAAGCTTGTGGTTGTGTAGACACTTCAACTCTTTTTGGAAATAATCCACTTTTTGCATCATCAACTTTATTCTGGTCAAGTTCTGAAGGTAATACAGGTAATGCTGTTGGATTTTATAATGTTGATGGAATAACTTACCAGCTAAGTGATTGTGATGGTCCAACAGGATGTTTATCGGGTGCAACCGTTATTGGAACTACAGTATGTCCTTCACCAACAGCAACTCCGACTAGCACACCAACAGTAACACCAACATCAACATTAACCGCAACTCCAACCCCAACTCCAACATCACCACTTCAATCATTTAATGTGTTCTCAGGAACAACTTCTAATGAGGCTTGTGAGGCGGGAGTATCGGTAACATTATATGCATTTACGGCAATATTCAACGAAAATTCTCAATTCTATAATGACCCGTCAGGAATTGTTACAATTGATTTGGCAGGATTCTATAGTAATGGTTCAGATGTTGTACAATTAACTTCAGGAGGTTTTGAAACGGGTGGTTATACACTTTGTTCATTATTACCAACTCCAACACCAACAATTACTCAAACTGAAACTCCAACCAACACACCAACAGAAACTCCAACACAAACTCCAACAAATACTGCAACTCAAACTCCAACATCAACATTTGCATGGTATACATATAGTTTAGGTACAGGTGCAACGGCTAACGACGCTTGTTTAGCATTCTCAGCTTCTCCACAAACAATCTATGGTTCAGTTGCAGGTGGTGTAGGACCTAACATAGGTGAATACTTATACGAAACCACTGGAAGACCTCTTACAGATGTAGTTCCTAATGGATTCTATTCTAATGGAACCGCTTGGTACCAAGTAACAGGTGGAGCAGGACAAATTACTTCATCAGACCCTAACGGTTGTGTTTAAAATTAAAAAAAATAATATAAATAAAACCCTCTACTTTTGTGGAGGGTTTTTTATTTTTATAACAAAATATATTTTAAATGAAAATTTTTATTCAAATCGCATCTTACAGGGACCCTCAGTTAGTTCCAACCATAAAAGACATGATTGCAAATGCAAAGAAACCTAAGAACTTGGTTTTTGCAATTGCAAGACAATTCAGTGAATCCGATGGATTCGATAATTTAGACGAGTTTAGAAACGACAAACGTTTTAAAATTTTAAATATCCCATATGAAGAAGCCAAAGGAGTTTGTTGGGCAAGAAACCTAACACAACAACTTTATGACGGAGAAACATACACACTTCAAATTGATTCTCACATGAGGTTCATTAAGGATTGGGATGATGTGTTAATTAAAATGATTAAGGGGCTTCAAAAAGATGGGCATAAGAAACCTCTACTTACGGGTTATGTCCCATCTTTTGACCCCGAAAATGACCCAGCGGGAAGAGCAACAGATGCTTGGAGAATGGCGTTTGATAGGTTTATTCCTGAAGGTGCGGTATTCTTTTTACCTGAAACAATTCCAGGTTGGAGAGAAATGACAAAACCTGTTCCGTCAAGATTCTATTCTGCCCACTTTTGTTTTACATTAGGTGAGTTCTCAACCGAAGTTCAACATAACCCTGAATATTATTTCCACGGAGAAGAGATTTCAATTGCGGCAAGAGCTTACACATGGGGTTATGATTTATTCCATCCACATATGCCTGTGGTTTACCATGAGTACACTCGTAAGGGTAGAACCAAACAGTGGGATGACGACAAAACATGGGGAGATAAAAACAAACATTCTCATTTAACAAATAGAAAATTATTTGGAATGGATGGAGAAACTCAAGAGGGTCATGAAGGTCCATTTGGTTTCGGAACTGTTCGTACTCTTCAAGAATATGAAAGATATTCAGGTTTGTTATTTGAAAAAAGAGCGGTAGACCAACATTGTTTGGATAAGAAATATCCACCAAGTCCCGTTATTGAAGACGAGACAGAATGGAAAAACAGTTTCTCTACTATCTACAAACATTGTATTGATGTTGGTTATTCAAGTGTTCCTGAAACAGATTATGATTTTTGGGTAGTTGCATTCCATGGTCCAAATGATGAAACTTTATATAGAAAAGATGCCGACAAGAATGAGATTGCTGGATTTATGAGAGACCCTGATAAGTATTGTAAAGTTTGGAGAGAGTTTCCAACAACAATGTTACCGTCATATTGGGTTGTTTGGCCACACTCAGAATCTAAAGGATGGTGTGACAGATTAACTGGTCAACTAAATCACAATCACGTTAGTTAATGAAGTTTTCAGAAATACCAAAATTTGTTATAAATCTTGATAGAAGACCCGACAGACTGGAATCCATAACAAAAGAAATGGAATATATTGGTTGGGACTTTGAAAGGTTTTCGGCAATAGATACAAATTCTTACATGGGTATTACTAAATCAACTTTTGAAGTTATTAAAATTGCAAAAGAAAGAGGGTACCCAAGAGTTATGATTATTGAAGATGACTGCGGGTTTATGCCGTATTCTAAAGATTTATTAGAACAAATAGAAAATGATTGTCCTGACTTAAAATTTGCAATGTTTAATTTGGGCCCAACTCAAAATAGACCAATCAATGTTAGCGATAAACATGACTTGTTATTTGATATGACAAATACTCCTGAAGCACCCGAAGAAAGTAGAGGAATTTATGGTGCTAATATGGTAATCTATGATGAGTCAATCTATGATACAATATTTGATATTTCACTAACCGCGTTCACAACAAGTGGAGAATATTATTTTGCTTTAGATGATTATACGTATAGGTTCATAGTACAAAAACATCAAAGTTATTGTCCTGTTTTGCCTATCGCACCACAAAAAACAAACTACTCAAACATATCTGAAGGAGTATATAATAATTGGTACATGCAAACTTATAACTGGAACAGGTGGTGTCCACGAAAAATACCAAATGAGTTTATGGACCAATATAAAGTTCAAGAAATGAAAGACAAAAACGAACATCATAAATTTTACTATGTCAATTAAATTCATCACATCAATCTATAGTGACCTTTATGGTACCGAATATGGGGGTAGAGTTAATAGAGGAGGCCACTACAGATACAGTTTATTATCGTTGTTAAAAATGACGGACGCAGATTTTCTGTGTTATACCTCAGACAGAGAATTAGATTCTTTGATTGAGTTTTTCTATAATGAAAATAATATTTCACCTGAAAAACTTAAGTTTCAGGTATTTGATATATCTCAAACTAAGTTTAAAGATTTGATTAATCAGTATAAAAATATTGATGAAACTAAAAAATCTGATAGATGTATCGAGATTCAATATTCCAAATTTCACTGGTGGTGGAATGAGGATAAATCTTATGACTATTATTATTGGATTGATGCTGGTTTATCACATTGTGGATTAATACCATTAAAATATCTTACTGATAATGGTTTGGTTAAAAGGTATTATGAAAGTTCATTATTCAACAACAATTTTTTAAATAATGTAATTGAAGATACTGGTGACAAATTTTTAATTCTTGGTAAAGAAAACGATAGAAATTATTGGTCTGGTACTGTGGATAGAAAATGGTATAAAGAATACGATAGAGGACTTCATATAATTGGTGGTCTTTTTGGAGGTCACAAAAGTAAGTGGGACGAAGTTGTTTCTTTATTTGAAGATTATGTAGAGAAAATTATAAATGAAGATAAAGGTATACCACATGAAGAACACATTATGACCCTCATGTTTTATAACCATAAAGAACTTTTTGAAAGAAAGCATTTTGATATATGGTGGTGCAGAGATAATGCGCCAAGAGGAACATCCGAAGAGTTGTTTCAACAAAATAAAAGTTTTTATAAAATATTAGAAGAATTTAATAGAATATATGAGTAACATAACTTTAGTAACAGGTATTTGGGATATTGGTAGAGGAGAATTGACTGAAGGATGGAGTAGGTCTTTTCAACATTATTTGGATAAGTTTGAACAACTGTTAAAGGTTGAAGAGAACCTTATTGTATTTGGAGATGAAGAATTAAAAGAATTTGTATTCAAACATAGAACTTCAGAAAACACGCAGTTTATTACAAGACCATTAAGTTGGTTTACTAATTCTGAGTTTTTTCCAATGATACAAAAGATTAGGACTAATTCTAATTGGTATGACCAAGTTGGTTGGTTAAAAGAATCCACACAAGCAAGATTAGAAAATTATAATCCCCTTGTAATGTCAAAAATGTTTTTGTTACACGATGCAAAAATCATGGACCAGTTCAACTCCGAATATATGTTTTGGATTGACGGAGGATTAACCAATACTGTTCACCCTGGTTATTTTACTCACGATAAAGTTTTAGATAACCTATCAAAATATATTTCTAAATTCTCATTCATATGTTTTCCTTATGGTGCTGAAAAAGAAATTCATGGTTTTGAATATAACAAATTAAATTCTTTGGCGGGAGCTAAGGTTAATAAAGTTGCCCGAGGTGGATTTTTTGGAGGACCTAAACATACTATTGGGGATATGAACGGAATCTATTATGGATTACTTAAAAGTACTTTAGATGATGGATATATGGGAACTGAAGAATCTATATTCAGTATTATGTGTTACAAACATTCTGACTTAATTAATTATTTTGAAATAGAGTCTAATGGATTGGTTGGAAGGTTTTTTGAAGATTTAAAAAACGATTCCCTTAAAGTTAAAAATGAAAACACTATTAAAGTTGATAACTCTTTAGACACAAATAAGGTTGGGTTGTATGTTATAACATTTAATAGTCCAAAACAGTTTAGAACTTTAATTGATTCAATGATTGCCTACGACAAGGACTATGTTTATAAAACAAAAAAGTTTTTATTGGATAACTCAAGTGATTTATCGACAACCGAAGAGTATAAGCAAATCTGTGAAGAGTTTGATTTTGAACACATCAAAAAAGATAACTTAGGTATTTGTGGTGGTAGACAATGGATTGCAGAACATTTTCAAAAAGAAACCGATTTAGATTATTACCTTTTCTTTGAAGACGACATGTTCTTTTATCCTAACGAAGGGTCTGTTTGTAGAAACGGATTTAATAGATATGTTCCAAACTTATATACTAAATCGTTAGATATTATTAAAAAAGAAAACTTTGATTTTTTAAAGTTAAACTATAGTGAGTTTTATGGTGACAACGGAACACAATGGTCTTGGTATAACGTACCTCAACATGTGAGAGAAGAGTTTTGGCCAGGTAAAAATAGATTACCTGAAATGGGGTTAGACCCTAATGCTCCAAAAACAGAATTCCACGCAGTTTTATCTCACAAAGGATTACCATATGCTATTGGTGAAGTTTATTACTGTAACTGGCCTCAGATTGTTAGTAGAATAGGAAATCAAAAAATGTTTTTAGATACAACATGGGCACATCCGTTTGAACAGACATGGATGAGTCATATGTATCAACTTGTAAAGAAAGACGAATTGTATCCTGGTTTATTACTTCTAACGCCAACAGAACACGATAGATTCGAACATTATAGTAGAGACCTTCGTAAAGAGTCATAACAGTATATTTATTGTTATGGAATTTTATATTAAGAAGAATGCAACTCTTCCTGTGTTAAAAATGCAGGTTGTAAAAGATGGAAGAGCTGGGTACCAACAACTTATGGAGGACCTGGAAGTTTCCACAATATTTTTTACTATGATTGACGTGGAAACAGGAATTCCTAAAATTGTCTCTGCCCCATGTGAAATCGTGAATTTAATCCTACCATTGGGTGCGGCTCCTGAGTATTACATTTATTTCAAGTTTACTGCAAGAGATACAAACACCCCTGGTAGATACCAAGGACAATTCTTAATTAAGAACGACGAAGGAAATTTAATTTTACCAATTAGAGAAGAACTTTATATCAACATCCAAGATAGTTTTATTTCAGAAACTGCTTGTTGCTAATTTGATTACTCAAAAATTTTGTTTAATATTTATATACGATGAGGAAGGTAAATTTCACGACAGTGTGAAAGCCAATAAACCACTCGTATACGAAATATGTTTACAGAACAAGAAATTGAATCGTTCCTACACGGAAACGACCCTGAAGAATTTATAGTCGCCATTGAGTTCGACTATGCATCAAACTCCATTTTTAAAGTTAAGGAAATCCCAGGTAAGGGAAAAGAAATCCGTAAAGACACATTTACTCCATTTGCTTGGGTTGGTGATTTACGAGATATTAATTTCTATGGTGGTTCCAAAGCCGCTCAGAAAGAAGCCATGACCAAACATGGTATCATGATTGAAAAACTACAAACTTACGACAACGAAAGATTAGAAAAAGGTTTAACATTTATGGTTAAGTCTTTAAAAGGTTATCGTGAATTAGTACAGTTTTTTAGAGAAGGTGGTTGTGACCCTTGGGGGGAAAGGACTAAAGATAAAGTTATGATTCTACCTCCCGTAGAACAATACCTTATTTCAAAAGAAAAAAGATTATTCAAAGGATTTGAAGATTATAATCAAGTTACCCGATTGGTGTTTGACTTGGAGACGACCTCGTTGGAACCAAAAGACGGTCGTATATTCATGATTGGAATCAAAACAAATAAAGGGTATCATAAAGTTATTGAATGTATTGATGAGTCACAGGAACGTGGCGCTATCATAGAATTTTTTGATATTATAGACCAACTAAAACCAAGTATTATTGGTGGTTATAACTCGGCAAACTTTGACTGGCATTGGATATTTGAAAGATGTTCTATTTTGAATATTGACCCTAAAAAGATTTGTAAATCATTACATCCACAACATTCGTTTACAAGAAAAGAGAGTATGTTGAAACTTGCAAACGAAGTTGAGCCATATACTCAAACTTCTATTTGGGGTTATAACGTTATTGATATTATTCACGCGGTTCGTAGAGCTCAAGCAATTAATTCAAGTATTAAATCTGCGGGTTTGAAATACATTACACAATTTATTAATGCCGAAGCACCTGACCGAGTTTACATTGACCACTTAGACATTGGTCCGTTCTATACTAAGAAAGAAGAGTTTTGGTTAAATACTCAAAACGGTAACTACCGTAAGGTTGGACAGGACCCAAAGATTGATGCAATCTGTGAGAATAGAACCGACGTATATCTTAAAACCACAGGAGACAATCTTGTTGAGAGATATCTTGATGATGACTTAGATGAAACCCTTAAGGTTGACTCAGAATTCAACCAAGGTTCATTCTTGTTGGCTGCGATGATTCCAACAACATATGAAAGGGTTTCAACAATGGGTACCGCAACATTATGGAAAATGTTGATGTTGGCGTGGTCTTATAAACATAGCCTTGCAATACCTGCGAAAGAATCAAAAACAGACTTCGTAGGAGGTCTTTCTAGACTACTTAAGGTTGGATATAGTAAAGACGTACTTAAGCTCGACTTTTCGTCTCTATACCCCTCTATTCAATTAGTACACGACGTTTTCCCTGACTGTGATGTTACGGGTGCGATGAAGGGAATGTTAAAATGGTTCCGTGATACTCGTATCAAATACAAGAACCTTGCGGAAGAATTCTATACGATTGATAAGAAGAAATCAGAATCATACGGTAATAAACAATTACCTATCAAAATCTTTATCAACTCTATGTTCGGTGCATTATCCGCCCCACAGGTTTATGCTTGGGGTGACATGTATATGGGTGAACAGATTACTTGTACAGGTAGACAATACCTTAGACAAATGATTAGATTCTTTATGACCAAAGGATATGTTCCATTGGTTATGGATACGGACGGTGTGAACTTCTCGACACCACCTGAAGCTAAAGACAGAGTGTATGTTGGTCGTGGATTGAATTGGAAAGTTAAATTAGGTAAAGAATATTATGGCCCTGAGGCAGATGTTGCAGAGTACAACGATATATTCATGAGGGGTGAAATGGCTTTGGACACCGACGGTGTTTGGCCTTCATGTATTAACTTGGCTCGTAAGAACTATGCGGTTATGGATGCCAAGGGTAAAATTAAACTAACAGGTAATAGTATTAAATCTAAGAAACTTCCAATCTATATTGAGGAGTTCCTTGATAAGGGTATTAAGATGTTGTTAAAGGGTGAGGGTAAAGAATTTGTCGAATATTATTATGAATACCTACAAAAGATTTTTGATAAACAAATACCGCTATCCAAGATTGCACAGCGAGCTAAAGTTAAATTATCTCTTGATGACTACAAGAAACGTTTGAATACAAAAACTAAATCAGGTAATAGTATGTCAAGAATGGCACACATGGAACTTGCAATAGAAAACAATTTAAATGTTAATTTGGGTGACGTTATAATGTATGTTAACAATGGACTTAAGGCATCTCATGGGGATGTACAAAAGAAAGGGGATGGTGTACAACTTAACTGTTATATGTTAGATAAAGATATATTAGACAATGACCCTAATTTGACTGGTGATTATAATGTACCAAGAGCGGTTGTTACCTTCAATAAAAGAATTGAACCTCTTATGGTTGTATTTAAAGACGATGTTAGAAATGGACTTATTGTTGCCGACCCTGAAAAACGTGGTATATTTACTGCGGCTCAATGTGAATTAATAAATGGACATCCATTAGGACAAGGAGACCAAGACGATTTACAAAAAGACGTATTAGATATTACAGAGCAAGAACTTAAATATTGGGAGAAAAGAGGACTTGACCCTCATTATATGTATGAGTTAGCTGAAGAAGGTTGGGAACAAAAACTTATGACTGTTTAAGTCCGTCGGATGAAAGGATATACCAGTTTCCACCAACAAATCTAAATTCAATACAAGCAAACTTATCTACAACAACCTCATCATATTCCTCGTCGATTTTACCGACATCAGGTCTTATGGTGAGGTTTGTCATTGATTTAACAACAATGTGGTCAGTAGTTGATGAATCTAATGTTACAAAAGATTGTGTAACACCTCTAATAATTACACAACTTTCACCTTGTGTTCTATAATCTAATTCTGAAACTACAGATATTTCTGATGTATTGATTGACACCCCGTTGATAATTCTTCTTGAAGGTATCGATTTTACTATTGCCATAAATTTATATTACGTATATTTGACGAGGCATAGCCCTAAATTTCATTTGCTTATTTAAGTTTTCAGCAATTAAGGCTTCTCTCTCCATTACTTTATCAGGTCTCATTCTTGTTAACCAACCTTCAGCACCAATTAATTCTTCAATCAATTTGGTTTTTTCGTCTTTTGCCTCGGTCAATAAACTTTGATAGTCCATTGTAATTTCTGTGTCAGGTGTTTTCAAGTTACCACTGTACTTACCTCTAACCCTTGCTAGTGTTTCTTTACAGTATGCGGTAAACCATCTTCTCACCCATTGTTGCCCTGGTACGTTTAAGTCGGTCCAAGTCAATTCTTCAATTGGAACATCCGTAGGTAATTTAATAATATCAGGATTATTTTTAAGACAATCTCCTCTACTATCAGGTTCCACATCGTAATACCAATACCAAACAGCTTTACCAACGTATAGGTTATAGTTAGCCCAATTAAACTTACCACCAGGTGTGTTATATAAGTGTATTAACTTTTTACCATCAGGTAATCCTGTAATTCTATAAGTTAATGAACCACCTAAAATTCTATTTAAAATGTTTGCTTCTTGCATTCTAATCAGGTAATCAAAACCTGACATCATAAAATAAGAGCCTTGATATCCCATTTGGGCAAATCCCGCTTCATTAGCCCCTAATCCAACACCACCCATACCGAATCCACCCATTCCACCTAAACCAAATGCGGTCCAAGCTTGGTTAGAAAACCATAGTAATTCGTTAACTTCTCTGCCCGCAGGTATTTCGTAAGTTTGAGTGTTGGCACTTAATATAAAGTAATCTTTCTTTAAAACCCATGGTCCTTCGGTTTGAAGTCCGACAATTTTAGAATACGAATAACTGAACTGTTGTTCAAAATCCATAGTTCTTGTAACCAAAGCTCTTGCTACAGACCTTTCGTTCATGTTTAAATTCACAAGGTTAACCCATTGAGAATCAATTAACCATTGAAGGATATATTCTTCATAATCCCCAATCGCTAATTCCATCAACGAGTCCATCATTTCATCCTCAAGTTCAACACTTCTAAGTGGAGCACCCAATTGATGTTTGATTCTCGTATATATTCTACTTCTTTCTGGTTCTGGTAATACTGCCATATCTAATAAATATCTTTATTATTCTATTTCGTGTATTAAAGACGATTCATCAAACACATATTGATGGTGGTCCTTCACTGGATTATTTTCAAAAATTAAAATCTTATTAGATTTCGTGTTAATAAATATCAACCAATTTACGTTGTATGGTTTTACGTTACCCGTATCATATACAGTTATTTTACCATCTTCGTTTTTCATATTAGAAAACGGTTTAACTTGTGCGGTGTATTTTCTTTCACCAATATTCACAATTAAATCAATTCCTTTAAACGCATCGTTTTTTTCTCCGTGACCACTAATCTTTTCAACAGAAGATTCTGAACCAAAATATTTTGTAATTTTTGACGACACATCGTCTTCTGACTTTTGTCCTCTATCCCAAAGTTTTTTTAAAACTTTAATTATGTTTATAAAATCTTGATTGTTTTTTGTAAAAATATCTTTCTTGAAATGGTCTAAAGCTTTAATTAATCTGGCAACCTCACTTATGTTTCTTTTTTCTTTTTTACTAAAATCAAATTTCTTTTCAGGTTTTCCTATGTTCTCAATTTGATTGTTCACCGCTTTGGTTAACAAACAGAATGCGTTGAAGTTTGTGTTTAGGTTATTTAATATTGACCTTCCTTCTTTAGATTCAACACCATAGAAACCTGACATTTCTTCGTTGGTACTTTCAACCCAAAATTGGTGAAACACTTGTTTTAATACACTGGTAACCCCGTCTTGGTATACTCTTTTAATTTTTGGATTGTTAATTAATTCTCTGTAGAACTGAACTTCTTTGTTATCACAAAATTCAGCCTCCTTTGATTCGGTTATTATTTTTGCCATTTCAACCGACTCTAAAAGTTTTGTTTCGGTTTTCATTTCATATAATTTAGAAACAAAATCCCAGTTAACAACTTTCCAAAAGTTTGTAATGTATTCGTCCCTTTTGTTTCTATACTTCAAATAGTATGCGTGTTCCCAAAGGTCCAAACCTAAAAGAGGAAACCCACCACCTTCAATAACATTCATCAATGGATTGTCTTGGTTTGGTGTAGACATAATTTTAAGACCGTTCTTTGCGGTTAATACCAACCAAACCCAACCTGACCCAAATCTGTCTTTGGCAATTGTCTCAAACTTTTTCTTAAATGCTGGAAAACTTCCAAACTCTTTTGTGATTTTCTTATATAATTCCCCTTGAAGTTTTTTTGGTTGTGGGGTTAACATGTTCCAAAATAACGCGTGGTTAAATGCACCACCAGCATTATTTCTAATTGTTTTATCAAAACGACTGATTGTTTTGATTATCTGTTCTAACTCTAAGTCTCCGTATTTTTTCTTGGCTAAAGCGGCGTTTAACTTGTCTACATACCCCTTGTAATGTTTGTTGTAGTGGAAGTCCATCGTCTCTTGGTCAATGAACTGTTTCAGGGCTGAGTAAGAATAGGGTAATTTCTCTATTCCGATTTTTTTCATTTCTGTGATTAACAACTCTTTTTCTCTTGTCACTTTTTGTTCTACAATTTGTGTCTCGAGTTGTTGAATCTTTTCTTCTATTTTATTCATCTTTGGATTATTCATTTGATTATAAATAATCCGTAAGTTGTTTATTTTCTACTTTCATTGATTCTCTTCAAAATTTCTTCAGCGGCATCTGATGTATTTTGATTGTCACCCATTACAGTTGCGATGACTTGTTTCTTGTTGTTTAGGATATCGTAGATAATACCTTCAATGGTGTTTTCGAATATTGGATAATAAACCAAAACATTATTTTTCTGTCCATATCTATACGCTCTGTCTTCTGCTTGAGCGTGGTCTGACGGTAAAAAAGATAGGTCGTTCATAATAACAGCCTCCCCCGCGGTCAGTGTTAGCCCAACTCCAGCCGCTTTAATATTACCAACAAAAACTTTAACTTTTTCATTTTCTTGAAAAGAGTCAACACTGTGTTGTCTTTCTGGTTTTGTCATGGACCCATCAACCTTTACTGCGGTTTTACCAAAATGTTGACAAATTTTATTTAATGAGTCAGTAAAGTTACAGAATATAATAACCTTCTTATCTTGTTCGATAATGTTTTCAGCAATTTCAATTGTCTGATTAATTTTTTCATCAGCAATTATTTGTCTAATTTTTGTAAGCTTTGTAAATTGTACCGTCAACGATTTAGATTCTTCAGGGTTTTTATCATACCAATCATAATACTCACCCATAACCTCTTCATAAGCCTTTGATTTTAATCTAAGGTAAACTGGTGTAATAATTTTATCTGGAAGGTCCAAAACATTTTCTTTTAATCGTCTTAATACAAGAGGAGATGTTCTGTCTCTTAATTCCTCCAAGTTGGATGAACCTGTTACATTCCATACTTTTCTACCCCCAACATTAAATTGATATCCATTACAATATCTAATGGCGTAAGCCATCCAATTTTTTGCAACGGGTGATTCAATAAGGCTCAACAAGTTGAAATAGTCCATGGGTCTTGATGTCATTGGGGTACCAGTTAGTAACCACAATCTGTCAACCTTTTTTGCAATATCGTTAATTAGTTTTGTTCTTTGCGCCGTAGGATTTTTGATATAGTGTGCTTCATCAACAACCACCAAATCAAAATTGGCAATAAAAATTTGAGATTCATCTTTTTTCTTACTATCATGGAAGTTTTTTATAATGTCATAGTTTATGATAACAAAATCGTGTTCTGTACTAAAACTTTTTCCTTCTGAAATGAATATTGATTTATCAGAGTAATTTTCAATTTCACGTTTCCAGTTAATCTTCAAAGTTGCTGGACAAATTATCAAAACTTTTTTAGCACCTGTTTCTAAAGCGGCAATAATTGTTGAGGTGGTTTTACCAAGACCCATGTCGTCGGCCAAGATAAACTTTTTATTTTCAACAAGTTTTTGAATTGCTTCTTTTTGGTGCTCTAACGGGGGGCGGTGAGAGTATTTGTCATAACTAATAACAACATCTTTTACCGTGTTGTCTTTTATAATTGCCGCCTTTGGTAACCAAAAGTCGTGGAGTTCTTGTGTTTCTGTAATTTTACCCCAAATGTGATATGCCTTTTCTTTATCAGCAAGTAACTTTTCAACCCAAACCTTTTCTGGTATTTCGGTCATTAGTTTATCGTCTGCCAATTTTTTGGCAAAATACGCATCTAAAATAACCCACTTCTTGGCAACCTTAGGTTGTTTGTCATGGTTATTTATAATGTACTCTGATTGACTTCTTGTTGGGTAAAACTTCTTATTTATTTGTGACTTTCTTTTAAGTTCAAGTATGTAGTTGTTTCCACCTTCATAAGATTCCAACAGAGACAATGCTTTAGATTCTAAACTTACATCCATCTATAAGAAAAATATTTGACTTAAATATAGTTATAAGCAGAGTATTTATCAATATATGCAAAAATTAGTTCCAATAACAAGATTAGGTAAGTTCTTCGGGGCGGAGGATTATGACCTTGACATCGGTATGGGTGAAGAGTGGTTACTTGGTGACATGAACTTTACCATAGTTCTTTATCGTATTGATAGAAGAAAGACAAAAACTGATGATGTGTATGGTGAGGTTTTGGAAGATGGAATACAATTCTTGGCCCCTGTTGAATTAAAAGGTTTGGTTCAAGTCATGGCTCCAACACAAAAAACTTACGGTAGTTCTAAGGTTGAAATTCAAGAACCTGGTAACATGAAGTTTTCTATATATCAAAAAACTTTGGATGATATGGGAGTTGAAATTTTCCAAGGGGATTATATAGGATACTACGAAACAGAAGACCGAGTTAGGTATTATGTTGTTTCAGATGATGGATTTGTAAAATCTGATAATAAACACACGTATGGTGGTTACAAACCTTTCTATAGGTCTATTACCGCAAATTATGTTAGTGAAAACGAATTTAGAGGTATATAATGAAAGTTATTGTTACAGAATCACAATTAAGAAAAATTGTAGAGACTATTACCGATGGTAAAGTTATCTGCGATAGTTGTGGTTGGTCTTGGGAACTTTCGGATGGAGGAGATGACCCTTACATCTGTCACAAGTGCGGACATGATAACTCTGAAAAAGAATATATAGGAAAAAGAGTTATGGTTTATTATAACTTACATAAACACACATTCTCAGTTACTTATAAATCTAAAGTAATACTACACGCAGATTTTGTTAAGTTAGGTGATGTTGAGTTTAGAGTTAGACCAGGAGGTAAAGATAGAGTGCGTGCTGAGAAATCCAAAAACGTTCACGCGTTTGTGATTGGGGATTTATTAGATTATTGTGAACACCCTTGTAAAGAGATTCCTTCTCAAACATCAGATAATATCATAACATATAACCCATATAAAAACGATTCATTTGTATATAAAAAAGGTGGAGAACCAATATACTCAGCCAAAGAGGTTGATATGATAAATTCAACTAATAAATTATTTGTAGTTAAAAAATAATATGCCGTTACCAAAACAGGTTAAACCTACATTACCTTTAGTACCAAAAAAGACATTGTCTGCTCGTAGAGAACAATTACTTGAGTACATTAATGAAGACGGAACTTATCTTCCTAAGTCGGTATTACATGCTGATTTGGATAGAGGTATGTTGGATTTTGTTAAGGAAGATTTACAGGTTATAACATCAGGTAAGATTGTACCTATGGTTGATATTATTATAACAACTCAAAACTGGACTCAGTATGTTGAGACCGCATTGTTTACTAATTTGGATTACAACCCCGAACCTCCATTCATTACTGTGGTGAGACAACCTGAAGTTAAGTTTGGAACAAATCCATCATTACAGTACACAATACCAAATAGAAAACAATTCTATTATGCCTCAGTTCCAACTTGGAATGGAAACGAACAAGGTATGGACATTTATACAATACCCCAACCCGTACCTGTAGATATAAATTACAGTGTTAAAATCATTTGTAATAGAATGAGAGAGCTTAATCAACTAAACAAAGTGATTATGCAGAAGTTTTCATCAAGACAAGCCTATACATTTATAAAAGGACAATACGTTCCAATTGTATTGAATAACATTTCTGATGAATCTCAAATGAATATGGATTCAAGAAAATATTTTGTTCAAAACTATGACTTTACAATGTTGGGTTATTTGATTGACGAAGAAGAATTTCAAGTAAAACCTGCAATTGCCAGAGTATCACAGATTATGGAATTAGATACAACTCTTTTAAAGAATAGAAAAAACAAGTATCCAAAAAATCCAGATGAATTTTTATCAAACTTTTTATACGTTGTTGGAAACACTAGTTTAAACGATGTAATTGATTTCACTGCTAATATGACATTTACTAATTCAACAAATGTTGAAAGTTATGATGTTTATATTAACGACGATTATTTTGGTAGTGATGTTCAAGAAATACAAATAACGACAAACGACGTATTAAGAATTGATATTATTAAAACGGACAATACCCAAGAGGCTTCAATTCAGTTTGATTCCCAATTAGTTTAATTCTCTCCGTATATATCTTTTTTTTCTTTACACTTTTCCAGTATCAGATTTTCCAAAAATTTATAAATCTTTATCCCACGTTTATCACAGTACTTTTTTAGTACCTCGTGTACTTCAGGGGATATTTTAATGTTCTTTATTTCTTTAGTTGTTTTCATAGGTAGAAAAAAGGCAGAATTAATTCATACTGTTTATAAATAGATATTCAAAAGTCAAGTTTTTTCATTCAGATACTAATATTTATCAATAAAATAAATCTGCAATAGAATAATTTAAAGAATGGCAACACAAGTAAATCAAAAGGTATATGTATCACCTGGAGTATACACGTCTGAAACCGACTTATCATTTGTTGCTCAGAGTGTGGGTGTAACTACATTAGGATTGGTAGGGGAAACAATTAAAGGTCCCGCTTTCGAACCTATATTTATCACAAATTACGATGAGTTTCAAGCATATTTTGGGGGAACAGAACCTACAAAATTTGTTAATACACAAATCCCTAAATACGAAGCGGCGTACATCGCCAAATCTTATCTACAACAATCTAATCAACTTTTCGTAACGAGAATTTTAGGATTGTCAGGATACGACGCTGGTCCGTCTTGGAGCATCAAGGTAACGGCAAACGTAGACCCACTAACTATCGGAACTAATCCATCTACTGGTTCTCCGTTTATCGCTGAATTTTCAGGAACGTCAAGTGGTAATACATTTATATTCACGTCTGGTTCATTACCTGGACCTGTAACAGTTAATTTAAATAATCAATATAGATTATCTGATGGAAGTACATCTTCTTTAAGTTTAGATTTTACTACTAATTTGGATTCTGTAATGGATGACCCGTCATTATCCGCAACAACTGCTGTAGTGTACGGTTCAATCCCTGAAACCGATTATGATAATTTATCTTTATCATATTCTAATATTGTAAATGAGTATGGAGTTGAATCTGTTAATTTAACATCAAACGATTTAAGTTCTGATAATAACGACCCTTGGTATTACGCAAACTTTGATATTACTTCAGGTAATGCGTATTCAGGATACTCGTTTTATTATGTAGTATCTAACTTGGTGTCTTTAGGTAACGGTAATTACACAGGAACAATTACAGGTAACTCATATGTTTATTCTGGTACTGCTTACACAGATTATAATAATATGGTTATTGCGACTTTACGTTCAAGAGGTATCTCTCTTTATAGTAATAGTACAGAAACTGATTTACACGGTCCTGTTTATGAAGTTAGTGGATTAACTGACTTACAAATGGTTTGTACTGAACAATATTCAGGAGTTACTCAATTACCATTTGAAACATTCTTACTATCAGGTGTAACTAAAGACGGAGATAATTTCTCTTTTGAAACTTCTATGTCTGCAGCTTCATCTAAATATATTACTAAAGTTTTAGGAATTGATAACTTTGGTAAATCAAGAAATGAGGTACCAGTATATGTTGAAGAAATTTATCCTGGTTCTTTAAATTACGCTTACAACCAAGGTTACATTCGTGGTCTAAGTTGTGATTTAATTGCACTTGAAGGTGCTAGAAGTCAAGACCCACAGTCTATTGCTTATAACGTAACACAATATAAATCACCAAGTACACCATTCTTAGTTTCAGAATTAAGAGGTAATAAGGTTTATAACTTATTCAAATTCATCTCAATATCTGATGGAGACGCAGCAAACACTGAAGTTAAAGTGTCTATCGCAAACCTTTCATTTAATAACATGACATTTGATGTCTTAGTAAGAAATTTCTTTGACACTGACGCTAACCCTGTGGTTATTGAGAAATTCACAAACTGTAATATGGACCCAGGTTCTAACAACTTTGTGGCTAAGAAAATTGGTTCATCTAATGGAGAGTACGCTTTAGTATCAAGATATATAATGGTTGAGATGGCGGATGAAGCACCAATTGATGCAATTCCTTGTGGATTCTATGGATATACTCAAAGAGAATATGCTTCAGTATTGAACCCATCACCAGTACCTCAATTTAAAACAAAATATTACTACCCTGGAGAAACAATATACAACCCTCCATTTGGTTCAGCGGCAAATGCAACCGAATCAGCTGGAGACATCATAAGAAGAAGTTACTTAGGTTTCTCAAGTCAATTTGGGATTGATGATTCATTCTTACAATATAAAGGAACACAAAATCCATCTAACTGGGTGGCATCAGCTTTACCTGTAGACGGAACACCTTGGAATTACTTAAGTAAAGGTTTCCACATGGACTCAGGTGCAACTGTTTGTACAATATCAAACTCATTCTTAACAAGTGGTGAAACTGCTTTTGAATGTGGCGTTGCTAACTTTACAAGAGACCCAGAAACACAAGAAAACCCTTACTACTTTATTTACTCAAGAAAATACACAGTATGTTTTGCGGGTGGATTTGATGGTTGGGACATTTATAGAGAATCAAGAACAAACTTAGATAGATTCCAATTAGGTTCTACAGGTTATTTAGCGGGAGCTTCTGTATCAGCAAGATACCCAACAGCGACAGGTCAAGGTTTATTCAAGAGAATCGTTGTTCAAAACAATACTCAAGATTTTGCAAACACTGACTATTACGCTTACTTACTTGGTATCTTAACATTTGCTAACCCCGAGTCAACTAACATTAACGTATTCGCAACTTCAGCAATTGATTATGTAAATAACTCAAACCTTGTTGAGGAGGCTATCGACATGGTACAATACTCAAGAGCTGATTCTGTGTATATCGCAACAACTCCTGATTACCTAATGTTTACTCCTGATGGAACAAACTCATTAGATATCATCTACCCACAAGAGGCGGTTGATAACTTAGATAACACAGGAATTGATTCTAACTATACGGCGACTTACTACCCATGGATTTTAGTAAGAGATACTGTAAACAATACACAAATCTACTTACCTCCAACAGGTGAAGTTTGTAGAAACTTAGCGTTAACAGATAACATTGCATTCCCATGGTTCGCATCAGCGGGTTACACAAGAGGTCTTGTGAACTCAATTAAGGCGAGAACTAAGTTGACTCAAGAAGATAGAGACACATTATACCAAGGTAGAATTAACCCTATCGCAACCTTCTCTGATGTAGGAACTGTAATTTGGGGTAACAAAACGTTACAAGTTGCTGACACAGCACTTAACAGATTGAACGTAAGAAGATTATTACTTCAAGCTCGTAAGTTGATTTCAGCGGTAGCGGTAAGATTATTGTTCGAACAAAACGACCAAATCGTTAGACAACAATTCTTGGATAGTGTTAACCCTATCTTAGACTCAATCAGAAGAGACAGAGGTTTATACGATTTCCGTGTAACAGTTTCTTCAACACCTGAAGACTTAGATAGAAACACATTAACAGGTAAGATATACTTAAAACCAACGAAGGCGTTAGAATTCATCGACATCGAATTCTTCATCACTCCAACAGGAGCTTCGTTTGAAAATATCTAATAATAATTAACGGGGGGATTAATTCCCCCCTTTAGCCAAATGAGAAAAGAGTTTACAGAAGGGTTTAAGGGTGAGGGTTCACCAGATTTAAAATATTATGCGTTCGATTGGGACGACAATATTGTCCACATGCCTACAAAAATTATTGTAAAAGATGAGGACGGAGATGAAGTTGGAATGTCTACTGATGATTTTGCGGAACATAGACATCATATTGGAAAAGAACCTTTTGAATATAAGGGTAAAATGATTGTAGGGTTTGGAGAAAATCCTTTTAGAAATTTTAGAACCGAGGGAGATAAAGATTTTTTAGTGGATGCAATGAGAGCCAAAACTGGTCCAGCTTTTGATGATTTTAGAGAGGCGATTAATAACGGGTCAATTTTTTCAATCATTACTGCGAGAGGTCATAACCCAAGCACTTTAAAAGAAGCTGTCTACAATTATATTATAGAAGGGTTTAATGGTATTGACAAAGAAGAGTTGATTAAAAATTTAAAAAAATATAGGTCGTTTGTTGGTGAAGACGAAATGAGCGACGATGAATTAATCAAGTCATATTTAGAACTTAACAAATACCACCCCGTTTCTTTTGGGGACGATAAGGGGGCTCAAAATCCTGAAGAGGCGAAGGTCCGTGCAATGGAAGATTTTGTGAGTTATATTAAAGGGATGGCAGCAGTTCTAAATAAAAGAGCTTACTTAAAAAATGATATAGGTAATAAATTTATTCCAGCAGAACCAACAATAGGTTTTAGTGACGATGACCCTAGAAATATAGAAGTAATGCAAAAGCATTTTAAAAATAAACCAGATAATATAGTTAAGACTTATTCTACTGCTGGAGGCACTAAAAAGGAAGTAAAATAAGAATACCGTTTTTAAAAAAATAAGTAAAGAGAAAAATTTTTCAAACGGATATATTTATCGTTATAAACATAGAAACAAAATTTAAATAATATGGCTGATTTACTGATGAAAATGCCGATTCCTTACGAACCGAAACGTCAAAACCGATTCATTCTAAGGTTTCCATCAAGTTTAGGTATTAATGAGTGGTTCGTAGAATCTGCGGCTAGACCACACATTACAATTGGGGCGACAGAGATTCCATTTTTGAACACCTCAACATATGTTGCAGGTAGATTTAACTGGCAAACAATTAACGTAACATTCAGAGACCCAATTGGACCTTCTGCGGCACAAGCTCTTATGGAGTGGGTGCGTTTACACGCCGAGTCAGTAACAGGTCGTATGGGATATGCAGCGGGTTACAAAAAAGATGTGGACCTTGAGATGTTGGACCCAACGGGTGTTGTTGTTGAAAAGTGGATTCTATATGGTACATTCCTAACAGATGTTAACTTTAACACCTTGGCTTATAACCAAGACGGTTTAGCAACAATCGCGGCAACTTTGAGAATGGATAGATGTGTGTTAGTATACTAATACTATTTATAAAAAACTAATTACAATTATATTTAACCGTAAAGCACATAAACTTTACGGTTAATTTTTTATATGGACAATCAAGCAAAAGAATACGGTCAAGCAAACTTTTCATTACCACATGATGTAGTTCCTTTACCAACACAAGGTGTATTCTACAAAAACAAAAAGAAATCTATTAAAGTAGGTTATCTTACGGCAAGTGACGAGAATATCTTAATGGGTGGTGGTACAGATATGACACAGTCATTATTGAGAGCAAAGATATACGAACCAGATGTTCGTATTGAGGATTTAATGGAAGGTGACATTGAAGCAATATTAATCTTTTTAAGAAATACTGCTTTTGGTCCTGAAATTGATTTAAATTTAATTGACCCCTCCACTAAAAAACCATTCAAGGGAACGGTTAGATTAGACTCTTTGGAAATTATTAAAGGTCAAGAACCACAAGAAGACGGTACATTCATAACAACTTTACCAAAGTCACAAACGAGTGTTAAACTTAAACCAATGACTTATGGTGAAATTATGGACGTTCAAAAAATGGCCGACTCTTACCCACAAGGTAGAACGGTTCCAAAAGTTACTTGGAGATTAAACAAACAAATAATCGAGATTAATGGGGTAACTGATAAGGCGGAGATTGCAAAGTTCATCGAGCAGATGCCAATTGCAGATTCAAAGTATATCAGACAATTTATGGATGACAATGAACCACGATTAGATTTAAATAGAACAATATTGGCCCCGTCAGGAGAAAAGCTTACAGTGAATGTTGGCTTTGGGGTCGACTTTTTTCGTCCTTTCTTCTGATTATAGAAAAGGACAAATAGACGAATTCTATTATTTAAACAAATTATTAAACATCTCTTATCAAGATTTCTTAATTATGCCATTGTTTGTTAGGAAATATCTTTTAGATAAATGGTTAGAAGATAATAAAAAGGACTGAAAAATCAGTCCTTTTGTATTTATATAATATAGGTTATTAAAATTATTATGGCAGACGAAAAAAGTACCGCGGAAAAATTTGGTGAAGATGTCCAACGACAACTAACCCTTGACCTTAAGGCATTCACCGCCGCATCAGACGCATTATCAGAATACTCCAACCAAGTAAACGAAACTTTTACTCAAGGTAGACAACGTATTAGTGAAATATCTACTGCACTTGCGGATGCAACACCCAATGTAACAAGGTTAGGTGGTGACATTAAAGATGTTGCAGATATTATTGGAAAAGTTGCGGCTGAATCAAGAAGGAATGTAATTGCCAATACTGAAGATGTTGAAAAATTATTTGCTGCTAACAAAGTTTTAGGTCTAGATGCACAAACTCTTACTAAAGCTTTTTCAGACATTGGGGCGGGTATCGAAACAATACCCGAGGCTTTAGAAGAATCTGTACAATATATTCAAAGTATTGGTGGTAACGCCAAGGCGGTTATGGGAGATGTTACCCAAAACATGGAACAAATGAACCGTTACCAATTTGAGGGTGGAGTTCTTGGTTTAACTAAGATGGCGGCACAAGCTTCTATGTTAAGATTTGACATGAGCGAGACATTCAGATTGGCTGATAGAGTATTAAGTCCTGAAGGAGCGATTGAAACAGCTGCGGCATTCCAAAGACTGGGAGTTGCGGCAGGAAATTTAGCCGACCCATTTGCATTAATGAACGCATCAATTAATGACCCAGGCGCGTTACAAGATAGTTTAGTTGACGTAGCAAAACAATTTACATACTTCGACGAAAAAACAAAAACATTTAAAATTAATCCTCAAGGTGTTCTTACTCTTAGGGAAATGGAACAACAGACAGGTGTTTCTGCAAAAGAAATGTCAAAATTAGGTTTAGCTGCGGCTGAGGCTGATAAAAGAATTTCTGCGATAGGTGCGGCTGGTTTAAATATAAAAGAGGATGACAAACAATACTTAGCAAACATTGCTAAGATGGGTGAAGGTGGTGAATATGAAGTTAAAATAAAAGATGATTCAGGTATCGAACAAACAAGAAAGTTAAGTGAACTTACTCAGGATGAGTTTGATAAGTTAATTAAAGAACAAAAGGAAGGACCCAAAACATTAGAAGAACTTGCAAGGTCACAAATGAATCTTTCTGAAATAACTAAGAACGATGTTGCAGCAATTAGAGCTAAAGTTGTTGGTGGGGCGGTAAGTGCGGGACAGGTATTAGACACAAGAGAAGGTATTCGTAGAGGTGCTTCGGCACTTACTGGTGCGGTTTCAAACGCTGGCTCCACAAAAGATATAAGAAGAGAAAGTGAGAGAGCTTTAAGTGATGTTGGACAACTGAAAGATGATATATTCAAAAATAACATGTCTACGACAGACGCACTCTCAAAGTATTTTGAACGAGCAGGAAATCAAGCAGGACAAGTCAACGAAAAGTTCAAAGATACTATGAAAAAGGCAATTGAGGAAGCTAGGGCAAACACCACAGACAAAACCGCAATTGAAAGGGCGATGCAACAAGGTTATGATTATGTACTTGGAAAGGTTGCTCCAAAAGCTGAAGAACAAAAGACTGCTGGAGGTAAGCCAATTTCATCTCTTATTGAAGGACGAGAAACACAAGTTAGAGATGCTTATGCCACAACAGGAAGTGCCGCACAAACGGGAGGACAGAACTCAAAAGTTGAAATTGCGGGAGCAATTAAAATAGATATTACGGCACCTCCAGGATTTAGCGATGAAAAAATTCAAAAACTTATTTATGATAAACTAAATGAGCAAGGATTCAAAGATTATATTGTAAATGTTACCACAGCTTCAAATCCTACTAAAGCACCTGTTGCAAACAATTACGCTCGATAATAAAAAATAACTCACGACCTATTTATTAGGAAAGATATAAATGGGAAATAGTCCTTTAGATTTTATAAATTCGGAAGGTTTCAGAAAGAAACTTATAGTTAGGAACTTGACACCTTATGCCAAGGCTCCCAATAGACCTACGCCCCCATTTAATACTGAATACGTTCAATCGGACACATCAGTTCAAGATAGTCCTGACCAACTTATTGACGAACCTTCATTCGCCAACCAACTATACCCTTTAAATCAATATGGTAACGAAGGTGGATACGAACAAGTACCTGACCCAAATGGATTAAATAATACAAAATCCAATGAAGGTGAATATGGGTACCAGGATGCAAATATTGTTGACCAAGCCGTTCCAGAATCTCAGAAATGGAAACCACTCAACGTATATTCAAACGGAAGTCAACTTCAACTTGACAGTGCTCCATTTTTTAATTCATTAGATAGACCACAAACAACCAATCTATCAAATAACCAACCTTACCCAACAACTTTTGTTCCGTCAAGTTATACTCCTGTTTCAATTTTATTATCACCAGACCCTGGTGGTAGTAATGGATTATTGAGTCAAGATTCATTCATTGCTCGTCTTGGAGCACAAACTTTGAGAAAAGAGTTTGAAGATAGAATTGCTGCTCAAATTAGACAAGAAACGATTGACAGAGCCAATATTCTTAACATCAATAGTGGTAGTGACATTGTTAATATATTATCAGGGGTAGTTCCAATTATTGAACCAAACTACAGAATTACTGTAAACGCAAATCCAATATTTGCTGCAGCCAACTTTGCGTTGAGATTGGGTGGTAGTATTTTACCCGCATCCACAATTCCTGGTTCATACTTTGACCCTAACATCAACCCAGGTCCACAGACTACAATACAACAAATGTCTAATGCGTTTAGAAGTAGTGGTGTTGGTAAGTTCTTTAATAGATTAATGGGTGGTGGAGACACTGGTTCTCAAATCATGTTTAACAACATGGGGGCGGGTCAGAGGTCAAGACTGTTCAAGAATATTGATTATAACAAGTATAAACCAAACTTCCCAAGAACATTTATTGACAGAGCTGCGGGGGCTTTAACAGGTACACAATCTGACAATAGTAATTTCTATATAGGAAATATTACATCAAACCCTTCACAAGTATTCTCACCTGTAGGTGAAGTACCTGTTAATGCGTATGGTATAGAACAACAGTCACCTGTATATGGTCCACAAGAACTTGCTCAGTTATATGAAGGACCAAGTAAAGATGTTAGATTAGGTGCCAATGGTCCTACATACTCTAATGGAGGAGGTATTGAAGGTGGATTTACGTGGGTGTCTCCTAAGTATAAAGGTAACGCTGGTAAGAAAGTTGGTCTTGGTGGTGAGGTTACAAATGAAGACGAAGACTTCAAACCGTCATCATATAACACAACTGAGTCTACTGAAAGAACATTTAGAGAGGGTTCTATTTTAGACGATACCCAAAGAATTATTGATAGCCAACCACAAGGTGGTAAAAGATTACAACACGTTGGTAATGCGATTGACCAAGTTAGTAAAGTATTCCATGATGGGTATAAAGAGTTAACTAAAGGCTCAAGAGTTTATAGATATGTTGGTGCAATTGGACAAGAAGTTGGTACTGAGTATTGTCGTGTATTTGCTAAAGATGTACCATACTTACAATACAATGACCTTCAAAAAGTTGATGGTATCACAACTGAAGGTAGAAGATTTGCATATTCGGTATTAGACAAAACATATAATCTTAATATTGTACCAAACAAACAAGAGGGTGGACAAGACTCTTCAAATATTATTGGTACCATTAATAATGCTGTTGCCAAGAAATACATGTTCTCAATCGAGAACTTAGCGTGGAGAACATCAAATACACCAGGGTTTTCAACATCAGACTTACCTGTTTGTGAGAGAGGTCCAAACGGAGGACGTGTTATGTGGTTCCCACCATACGGATTAACATTCAGTGAGACTGTTACCGCAAACTGGAATGCTAGTGAATTTTTGGGAAGACCTGAACCAATTTACACCTATAAGAGTACAAATAGAGGTGGGTCGTTAACTTGGAAGATAGTTGTTGACCATCCATCTGTGTTGAACGTTATTGTTAATAAAGTATTAAATAACGAAACAAATAGAGTTCGTATTGATAGTATACTTGAATCATTTTTTGCAGGATGTAGAAAATACGACATATATGAACTTGCTAAAAAATACCAAACCGTAAACCCTAATGACTTGTTCCAATTACAACAGGCCATTACAACTAAAGAAATGACTAGGGAGCAGATTGAGTATACAAGAAAAACAATTGAGAGTGGTGTTAATTCTCCAAACGGAGCCGACCAACCTATATCTTCATCGTCAATCAATAGTGAAGTTGAGTCATTATTAAAAAAGTACCTTAATTTGGGATTATATTTTGGAAATGATTACCCAAAACCAAATGGTACTACAGATTATATTACTGAGTATAATAGATATACATCGACTTCTAATAGAAAATATTATAACTCTAAAGAAAACGCAGGTGCCACAAATACCTTTTTTGATACAGTCGTAACTCCAAACTATAAAGTTGCAGAACAGTTTTGTTTAGATTTAGCAAAAATATTTGAAACAAATACCGAAGGTAGTGTAACAATTAATGTTGATTCAAGTTGTTCCGCACCTGCAACAAAAGCATATAACGTAGAACTATCAAGAAGAAGGATACGTTCTATGGTTGAATTTTTTACAAACAATCAAGCACTAAAAAAATATACAACATCTTCACCAAAAAGATTGATAATATTAGGTGGAACTGCTCTTGGTGAGGAAACTACAATTGGAAGTGGTACAACTAATTCTTCACAAGTACAAAAGGCGGCGGTTAAAAGTGGTGGTACATATACAGTCACTGATTTGACACCACTTGGAAACACGTTTAATTGTACTGATAACGACCCAAGTGCGTCAGGAGGAGACACCAATGCAGATTCTAAAGAAATATTCACAGTTAATGCAATGGCGTGTAGAAGAGCATTTATTAAAAACGTTTCAACAACAATACAAACCCCAAAGTCAGACCCAGTACCAAACAAGACTGATGTGTTAGTTGGAAATGTTGTGACTGAAACAGTAAAAGTTGAAGAAGTGACTCAAGAGTGGAAACCAAAAGACAACATAACTAAGAAAGTTGTAAGAGCTTTATTATCTGAGTGTGATTATTTTGAAACAATAAAGGCGGAAACACCGATGGTGTATGATAACCTAAAAGATAAACTTAAGTTTTTCCAACCATCATTCCACTCTATAACACCCGAAGGTCTTAACTCAAGGTTAACATTCTTACAACAATGTATGAGACCAGGGGATACTATCCCTACAATCAAACAAAAAACGCCAAATGCTAAACCTGAGGCAGAATATAATAATGCGGTAAATACCGCTTTTGGTGCACCACCCGTGTTAGTTTTAAGAGTTGGAGATTTTTATAATACAAAGATAATTCCGAATAACCTATCAATACAATATGAAGGTTTGGATATTAACCCTGAAGGTATTGGTGTTCAACCAATGATTGCCAATGTGACTTTGTCGTTTAACTTTGTCGGTGGTAGTGGGTTAAAAGAATCTATTGATAAGTTACAAAACGCTCTAACATTCAACTATTATGCGAATACCGAAATTTACGACGACAGAGCCGACGCTACCGATAAAGAATCTTCCAAAATACTTGACCAAATATTCTTGGCAGGACAGACACCTCCACCAATACCAGGAGCCAATAGTGCTCAACCAAATAACGGACAAAGTAATAATAACCCAATTGGAATTGTTATTAGTAGTTCTGCAACAACAAGTGGTACTACTGGAGTAATAAGTTATAGTGACTTCATGGAAAAAGTTAAAACCGATACTCAAACATACTTTACCAATGTTGTAAACAAAACTAAGGAAACTATTAACCAATATAATAATGCGGTAAGACAACAGTGGTTATTGGAGAGAAACTACACCCAAGGTAATTTTAATGTTGATTCACCAAACGTTGTTCTATTTGGTAAACCTAATAACGTTGAAAAAAGATTTGATGAAATATTTGTGGAATTAGATAATAATATCAAAAACGGCAGTGAAGGGTTTATCCAATTCATTTCGGATAACTCAAAAAACTTTTCAGAGAAATTGATTAGAACCGTAAAAGAGAATTATTCAAATTATGTTTCAAAAAAGAGAAGTTCATTCCAAAATGCGATTTCAAAAATTACACAAGATTTAGTAAATCAAGAACAATCTTATCTACAAACTTTAAGTAGAGTTAACATTGTTACTTATAAAGGAACAACTTTTGATTCTGGAACTGACGGATTTCAAACTAACAACGGACCCGTAACAACATACGTAACTTTAGGAACATCTAGAGTTACTAAAGGTTCTACCGCCGCAAACACACTGATTGAGTTAGTTGATGACGTTAAAAAAATCCAACAAGATATTGCGGGATTCAATCAAGTTATTTTTTCAAACAGTAAGTTTTCTTTTAATAGTACCGAATACGAGGGAATACTTGTATATCAAGTTGATAATGGTAAGTCTAAAGCGGTTACAACTCAACAAGTTTTCTTACCTTTTAGTAGAAATGCAAATTTTGAAAACAATGTTTTTAGAAGAGTATATATGATTGTTTCTGATGATGTTGTTGATGATAAAAAATACCAAACATTCAAACAACAAATTATTGGTAACGTTATAGGAAACCAAACTGTGATTGGAAATGGTTCCGCAGACATTGAAGCTGCGTTTAATCTTTATTGGGAAAAAACGGCCAAACCTGCGTTCTTGGAAGAAAACAATATATCTAAATCTTTTGTGGATAATTTAGAAAAAAATGGTTTGAAAAATTATTTAGTATATACACCATTTAGTAAAAAAGATAGAGAGTTTACTTTTACAACTGAAAACCCATCTACCACAGATAAGAAAAAATCACAAGAGAATATGATTAAAGGATTAGCCAATACCACAAATCAAAACACTAATGTATTAACTTGGAATGACACCAACGGTAACGCGACAGGTGCATTCATATCAAAAGCAAAACTTAACTAATGGCATTTCAGTATTGGAATAGATATAGTGATTTTCTTATAAATGGTGAACAAACTGTGGTACCATGGGTTCCACTTGCTCAAAAGCCAACTGACAAAGCTTACATATATAAAGTTGCTAAAAGTAGGTTAGACAAAGTTTCTCAAGAGTATTATAACTCACCATATTTTGGGTGGTTAATCCTTCAAGCTAATCCGCAATTTGGAGGACTTGAGAACAACATATATGATGGTGCGGTATTGATTATTCCTTTTCCGTTATTACCATCTTTACAGGATTATAAAGCCGCGTTAGAAAATCATTTTTATTATTATGGCAGGTAACATTCAAGCAGATAACAGCGGAAATATTCTTGTAGAATTCGATTACAACAACATTATTGTTGTTGACCCAAATAAGACAATTGATGTTTTTGGTAACGTTGCGGAGCGTCTTGTTGACCACGAGAATTTAGTTATGTATGCAAACTTGGAAGCTGAAGTTGTTCCAAGAACAAAACTTGCCGTTGGAGGTAGCCCTGAAGACAGACTTAGAACCATTTCGGTTGCTAAGATGAATTTTTTGAAACCAACAAAAAACACATACCTTGGAACTGGATATTACGATGAGATAACGGGACAAAACTCAACAGAGTTTAAAGGTGCAAACCAACAACTAGAGATAGGTCAACCTGACAACAACAACGGTAAGGCTTATATTCAAAATACTGTTGCCAATGAGAAAGACATTATGGATAATGGACTTTTGGGTATAACGTCAATTAACATACAAACTAACTCAAGTTACATACCTACAGTAGAAATAATGTTGGAAGATGTACAAGGAAGAGGATTGTTTCAATTAGGTAATAACTCACCCTACTCCGCCTTTTTTAATTTACCATATCCACCATTCTATCTAACATTGAAAGGATATTATGGACAGGCTATTAGATACCAACTTAATTTAGAAAAGTTTAATGCCACATTTAACACATTTAGCGGTAACTATCAAGTTAGACTTCAATTCAAAGGATATAAATTTAATATCCTAAATGAAATTGCAATGGGTCACTTATTAGCGGCACCACACATGTATAGTCAAAGATTTGATGTTGCTCAAACCCCTGTAGGTCCACAACAATCAAATAAGTCCGCAGAATCACAAGCAAGTACTCAAGCGGAAAAAGGAGCTAATAATGTAGGTTCTAAAGAAGCGGTTGTTACCCAGCTGGTTGCTGAAAAGGGATATCAAAAAATTGTTGAGGTTTATAGTGAATATAAGGCCAAAGGATTAATTCCACCTGATTTTCCTGAATTAACTCTTGTACAACTTATGAACAAGTTAGAAATGTTTGAACAAAACATTATGAACTCGTTTGATAAAACAGAGGTTGAATCTTTAACTAATATAAGAAACTATAAAGGAATACTAACACAATACTTCAACAGCGTAAGAGGTGCGGACAATTCATGGTTTAATACTTATTTGGACCCACAACCTGTTGTTTTGAATGCGGGAAAGACTGGTAAAAACGTTTATTTATTTAAACCATTAGAACAATCGGTTAAAGATTCTGCGGTAACATTATTAAAAGATAATGTAACAAGATTTAATAAGTCACTTGCTGAAAACCCAACATTGGGGGCAAAAGGACCGTCTCCAATAGTTAACCCAATTAAATACGATATATTTGAGTGTCCTGTTCCAGGGGAAGCGGACATTGATTGGACTGAAACGACAAGAATACGAACAGGAATTGTTTTACCTACAACTGAAGATATTAAAAAACAAAAAGATATTATTTTACTAAACAAGTTAAAACCAACATTTGAAAAATCAAAACCTGAACTTCTTGTACCCGACACAGTTGTGCCACAAAAATGTTTTATTTTTGAGGGGGACGGTAGATTTGATAAAGAAATTACTCTTTTAGAAACTCAAGCAAATAAAAAATTATCAGAATACGAAAGTGATATTTCTGCAAAATTACTTAGAAAAATAGAAGATAAAGATGCGGGTATTGGGTTTAAACCTACTGTTAGAAATATTATTGCTGTTATTATGGCATCGGCGGAAGGTTTTATTCGTCTTATGGACGATTGTCATACTAATGCTTGGAGTGTAAAATACGACCCTGTAAGAAAAAGAGCGATTTTAGACAACCCAACATCGGCACCAAGTAGTGAAACAATAGACAACGTAAAAAGAAATCCGTTAAATACTGCGGACAATAATTCACAGATACCCGTTTATCCGTGGCCTCAATTCTTTGTTGAATCACCCGATGATAAAAAAGGGAGATTCCAATTAAAGTATATTGCGGACCCAACTGTTGTGGATTTAACCCAAGGATACCTTTTTGATAAGTGGCCAGAGGTTGAATTTGTTGAAGAGTACATGAAAGGATTAACACAAAAGTTTCAAAATCCTGCAGCACCACCACCACTTGACAACCAAAACGATACAAACATAATTAACATAAATGCAATAGAGTACCCCTCAACAGGACTTGCATATTCTAATAAAGAAGAGATTAAATTTTTCTATGAGATTTGGGAGAGACAATTTCTTACATCTCATTATTCTGGTTTAGTTAGAGCAAACTCAAGCCAGACAGACGAGTTATTAAGATTGAATGTTGAAACCGAAGTTAATAATATCCAAACTAAACTTGGAGGTAGTTCGCCATACTTAACACTCAAACTTAAGAATTTTAATTTGAACGCGTCTAACTACCCTCAGTTTTTAAATACAATATCAAACTTAGGTACAGGTAGAGCGTACCAAGATTACATTAGAGATTTCTTTGTTACACCATATATAAAAAACATAACTGAAAATTCTTTTGCTATTTTAGGCACGTTAGAACTTGGAAAAATTCCACAGACATCTGCAAAATCAGAAGCCCTAAGGTCTTTAATAACTAATGCATCCAACGAACCATTGATTGTTGACACTTTACCCTACACAGATTCTACATGGTGTTTAAACAACATGAGTCAAAGTAATACCGCGATTTCAAATCAAGTTTATAATACAAATAAATCTTTAACTATATTTGAACAAAGAAAGATTATTTCCAATTTTACGGATGTATATAATTACGTCTTTAATAGACCTGTAACTAATTTTGGATATATAGTAAACCCTAACCCAACCGTGGTTGCTTTAACCATAGGTATTCCATCTTTGGGTGTTGTTGGATTGAATGCTTTTTACGGAACAAGAACCCCTGACAATTTTATCGCAACCGAGGGATACGTTAACGGAACAACACCAACAGGAGCCTTTGGTCCAAGAAGTACAACATCTATGTTGAACACTCCTTATTTTATCAACGCAATCCAAAACGGGGTATATAATTCAAGAATTTCAGGAAACACATATCCGTATGTTCAAGCGGCATTTTTGTTTTTAAATTCATTACCTTTAGCAACGTTAAGAGAAAAATATAAGACATATACTAAACCCGAACCACCACAAACCAATGGAGTTACTACAGATTTAGATTATATTTCATCGGCACTTAAAAAGTTTGGTGCAATTCATAAATTACCATACGCATGGGTATTAAAGTATGGTTCTATTTGGCACAGATACAAAAGATATAAAGAATCTAATGTGGATATCTTACAAAGTGCTTGGAATAACTTTAACTATGCGGGAAATTATTATCCAATAACAAGTGCCACAACACAAACGTATTCATTAAAATATGGTGATAACAATATTAATATAACTTTACAAACTGAAGATACAACAAGTGTAAATATGCAGGTTGGATTCTACCCTAAAGTTATTAATGACTTTAACGTGTTTTTTAATGGTTATGATTTATACAAAGATTATACAAATCAAGAAATACAAAATAGTGTTAATGGAGGGTTGAAGTTATATAACTTTAGTAGTTCTAATATTAATAGTGCAACACAAGGAACTAAAAACCTTAGGTTGTCAACTTGGTCTGTTTTATTACCAAACATAAGTCCAGATTCCCCAATAGATTGTAATCCTAAAGATAATACAAGTGGAGACGAGTATTATGTTATACCATCATTTGGTACACCATTAAACCAAACAATTAATGCGTGTCTTACTGGACAAACAACAACACCAGGCACCAAAGTAAATTTAACCAACAACACAAGTGTGTTCAACGGCTCAGTTAGATGTTTATGGTCAGCACCTAATTTTGGATATTATGATAATAACCAAATAACATACCCACAACCTGATTCATATCTTAATTTTATTACAACAGGAAATAGCCAATCACCTGTTACCTTTTTAACTCAAGATGAGTACACTAAAATAGAAGAAGTGTTTTCTGTTTTTGATAAAAAAATATTGGATAGATTTGAACAAGAGTTTTTGAATTTTTGTAAGCCAATAACAAACGCGTCTGTGGGAGAAGAAACCGCAACCTTTGGAGTTTCGCCAGTAAACGTAAACGCAAACTTCAGAAATTTCCAATCGTTTTTCAAGAGTTTAATGAGTGTTCCGATTAAAACAAGCGGACAAACAGAAGAACAATATTTTAATAATACAATTGAAAACCAATTTGCTGTTTTCCAAAACGGAGTTAAATCTTTTATGGAGTTTGATGTAATATTCAAGTATGGTAATCCATCAAACTATCAAAGAAGAATGTTTGATTCTTATTTATCTTACAACAACACGCCAGTTGTTATTGACCCAATCACATTCAATCCATATGTCCCAAACACACTTCCAACAAGAGGAGGAACTCTTAGTTTGAGTCAATCTCAAATTAATAACAGGGCGGCTTGGATTGCCCTTGAAACAGAGGTTGGATTTTCAACTATACCAAATGTTCGATATAGTGCAACAGGGTCTTACATTACTGATTTCTTTGTTGATAATAACATAGAATTTACGGCACAAAATGTGATTTTGTTATCGCCAATAATTAAAATGTATGCGACACAGAAGTTAATAAATCCATCTTTAAATCGCGTTCAGTTTCAAACTCAACTTAGTCAGTATCTGCAAAGAGAAACAAGTTTACAAAATAACTTTTTGAATGGTGTGTTGTCTAAATTAAGGGCAAGTTTACCTGACCAACAACAATTACCCGAAAGAAAAATTAGTAGTGTAATAACAGGAGAACAAAGTAAGGTGGAAAATTATGAAGTTTTTAAAGCTTTAAATGATAAGTGGATTGCGGGTGGAGACTACAAAACAAAAACTTTATTTGAGGATATCTTGTTCTTGGATAGAGCGTCAAGAAATATTGGAGACACAATACTTTTAGATATATTTGATTTAAAAACTATGTTTGGTGTTGGTGGGGACAAACCAGGAGAGTATTCTTTGAATCAAGCTATGAGCGTATTCACATTCATTAGTGGTATTCTTATTAAGAATAACTTTACAGTTATGAATTTACCAGCCTACGTAAACTTTTATAACATTCAAGATGTTGACGGAACTACAGAACCAAAACCTGAAGGCTCTTTAGAGTTTGCAAATAATTTTTGGGGAACTTTTTTAAATGTTGATTATAGAAATTCAGGTCCAAAAATGGTGTGTTTCTATGTGGGCAAACCGTCACAATATCTTGCATTACCAAAAGGTAACTCAAGATTTAGAGATGACGCATTTGAAATGAGAAGAGCATCTGAAAACCCACTGTTAGAAAATCAACAAGGTAAAAAAGATTGGGCGGTATCAAACAAATGTGTTGGATTTAATGTTGACCTTGGAATTAGAAATCAAAACATATTCTATTCATTCACTGTTTCCCAAGACAATGGTGTTGCAACTTCAGAATCAATTAACACCCAACTTAACATGGTTGACCAAGCGTCAGGAAGAGCGGTGGCAACTCAAAATGTTAGTTTATATAACCTATACAAACAAAGAAGTTATAAGTGTACTGTTACTGCTTTAGGGAATGCGTTAATCCAACCTACAATGTACTTCAATGTAAGGCACGTACCTATGTTTAACGGTCCTTATATGATTACAGATGTAAATCACTCAATACAACCTGGAAGTTTCCAAACTGTATTTAATGGTGTTAGACAGGGTATCTATGATTTACCTGCGATTGACAGTTTCTTACAAAGTATTAATCAAAACCTTCTAACAAAACTTGAAGAGTTGAAAAAAATTAATAAAGAACAAGTTGCGGTTAGTGGAATTACAAATACAATCAAAGCTAAAGAATTACCTCAACAGGCCAACAATACATTAGACACCACAAACTCGTGTAGTGCAAAAGTTATTCTTCCTGAATATACAAACGCTAATCCTGCCTATACGGCTGTTAACGGTACGTCTACAAAGGTTACACCTCAAGAACTTGCAAATGCTCTTAAGAGATTAATACCAAGTAACCCTGATTTACAGTCAATAATATATTGTATTTCATACATGAAAACATATCAAAAAGATTCTAACACATCTGTAGGTACGTTTAACGCGTGGAATAACAACTTAGCCATACTTGATTTAGAAATGAGTTATGGTGGACAAATATCACAACTTCAAAGAACGTATAGTTGTATAAATATAACATCAAACCCGTCAACAAGTTCATCTAAACCAGTTGCACACTTCGCATCTTTAGACGCGTATATTAATTTTATGTCTGGTAGATTAACGGCAAATGTTAATAGAATTTTAGATATTGGTCTTGCAAAGTATTATGTTTGTTTTTGGCCTAAGTCTAATATTACACCTGAGTATTATGATTCTCATATTGGTGAATTTAAACAAACAAAAGATACGTTCTATAAAGCGTTAAAATCAGCGACTGAGGTCGGATTAACTAATGCCGATAAAGTAATTGACTTCAAGACAGCAATAAAGAATGCTGAGGCAAAAGGAAGAACACCAGGAGTTACACCAACCCCAACACCACTTCCTGTACTTTCAGGATTAACGTGCCCTCCACCGATTATTAATACATTCACACCATTGTCTGGTAATACTGGTACAATAATTCAAATCAACGGTAGAAACTTGGCGAGTGTAAGTGCGGTTACTTTCTCAAGCCAAGTTACACCACAACAACCACAACAAATTTTTGAAAAAGTATTAGCTAAAGATATCACGTTCTTGAATGAAAATACCTTAAGATTATCAATACCAAAATTTGGAACAGGAACATTTAAAGTTCAGACCAAGGTTGCGGCGGTAGGTGAATATGGTTTATATAGTCCTACTGGATTATTCACCTATGACCCAGCAATTTCCGCATCTACCGCATCATCACCAGGCGCGTTCCAAAACCCTACTAATGCCAACGCAGTTCCACCATCTTCAGCAACAACGGGTACAACAGGAACGACAGTTACTACTACAAACCCAAATTTACAAAATACTGCACAAAGCCCATTAATATTAACTGATAAAACATCAAGTGAACTTGGTAACGGAATTTTGACAGTAAAAGTAAATCCTGTTGAAGGGGTCGGTGTTTGGAAAATAGATGACCAGCCAAGGTACAATTATAGGATTGATGCGATAGAAATTGGACCGAACAACACGGTTAAACGATACACGCCAAGCGAAGGTACATATCAAGCGCTTGAAGGATTCGTGTCACCTGATGGTCAAACATTCTCAATAACAAGAGAAGCGTTTATTGATAAAGCGTTTGAACAGGATATTGAAATGGAGGATGGAAATAGACTTGAAATTAGTACAACAATTGAATTGTATGCTAGACCTGCGGACAAAGTAAAATACCCTCAAGATTTCACTAGAGATTATAATTTCAGAATCGTTGTTCCATCAACAGGAAACACGGTTCAACCCGAAGGTTCTTTAGTTTCTATACAAAGAAGTGAAGACGTTGATTTACCTAATTATAATGGTAAAGAATATTACAATATAAAAAGACCTGATGGTGGGTACATTACTTATAGATTCAGTTGTTCTCGTTGTGTAATAACTAAAGTTGAGGTTGTTAAGTCAAACGAACAAACATCGGTACAAAACATAACAATAACCAATACTCCTGACACCAAATATACAAACGTTATCGATGTGAAAAATTCAGGGAGATTTGTTTTATCTGTAACTTATAATAATGCGGACGTGCCAGGAACATTTACAGCAAAGAGTGAGCCCTTCACTTTATAGCATAACAATATATTTATATAGAAAGATTCATATGAACATTAAAGAAGCAATAGACAACTATTTAGGAAAAAGAACAAACTTTTCTGATAGAGACCTGGGAGATGGTACTAAAGAAGTTTGTGATTTAGATACTGGTGTTTGTTACATCGTCAGAGAAAGAGACGGTCTAATAGAAAGAGTTCAAAACAATACTTATGTTAATAAACAAGTAATGGTTGAAACTGGTAACGGAATAAAAACATTATTAAACGGATAAAAAATGAGTTTAGATAAAAAAATTATTAGTGAGATTGAAAGATATAGAAGTATCAATCAGTACATCATGGAACAAGCCGCAGTACCACCCCCACCTGCTGAAGATGCATTAGGGGCATTGGCACCTGAGGCTGGAGCAACACCTCCACCAGCACCTGCTGAGGCGGTACCACCAGCGGCACCTCAAATTATTGATGTTGAGAATGACCCTGACGTTGAGAAACTTGACGACGAAGGTAAATCCGAAGAAGGAGACGAAGGAGAAGGTTCTGAAGAATTAGATGTTACAGAATTAGTTGACTCTCAAAAAAATATTGAAAAGAAACAAGAAGATTATTTCAACAACTTATTCAACCAACTTAATGATTTACAATCTAAATTAGGTGAAATGGATAATATTATGAATAAACTTAACTCACTTGAAAATAAGATTGAGAAATATAGAGAGAAAACCCCTCAAGAAAAGTTAGAATTAAGAACATATGATTCATATCCGTTTAACCAAAAACTTTCACAATTCTTTGATGATAAATCAGAAGAAATGGAAAAGACAGGAAAAAATGATTATGTTTTAACTTCAGACGAGGTTACCGATATTAATGTTAATGACATCAAAAATTCATTTCAACCAGGAGGAGGAATGGAAAAAGAAGCTTATAAAACATCGTTCAGATAATCTGAACAAAATATATAAAAGGTACCCAACGGTACCTTTTTTCATTTGACTATAGTCACACTTTAAACTATACTTGTATAAACAAATTCTCAAATTAAAAATTAAAAAACATGAGTTCATTAGACGCCGTATTGGCACAGTACGAAAAAAATCAAATCGGGGGCGGGGCCCAATCAAAAATGTCGCAAGACGAAAGAATGAAAAAGTATTTCGCTTTAATCCTTGGAGATAAAGAAAAATCAGGACAAAGAAGAGTAAGAATTCTTCCTACTCCAGATGGTTCATCACCATTTAAAGAAGCTTGGTATCACGAAATCCAAGTGGGAGGTCAATGGCAGAAGTTCTACGACCCAGGAAAAAACGACAACGAACGTTCACCTTTAAATGAGGTTTACGAAGAGTTGATGTCAACTGGTAAAGAATCTGACAAAGAATTGGCTAAACAGTACAAATCTCGTAAATTCTACATTGTTAAAGTTATCGACAGAGACCACGAAGAAGACGGTCCAAAATTCTGGAGATTTAAACACAACTACAAGAATGATGGTATTCTTGATAAAATTATTCCTATTTGGAGAAACAAAGGTGACATCACTGATGCTGAAACAGGTCGTGATTTAATCATCGAGTTGGCAAAAGCCAAAACTCCAAAGGGTAAAGAATACACTACAGTTTCGACTATTATGTATGACGACCCAACTACAGTTCACCAAGATGCTGATACAGCAAAAGAGTGGATTACTGATGAGTTAACATGGTTGGATGTATATTCAAAAAAACCTGTTGAATATCTTGAGGCAATCGCAAGAGGGGAAACACCAAAATGGGATTCTGAAAAAGGTGGTTATGTATATGGTGATAGCTCAGTAGAAGAAACTTCTATTGGTGGTGGAAAACCAAAGTCATCCGCTAAGTCAGTTGACCCACAAGTTAATGACGAACCAGACGGTGATTTACCGTTCTAATTTATAACAAGGGTGGGAATCCCCCACCCTTTAATTTTTTTTACATGACGTTTAAAGAAGAAATTGATTTACAATTAAGAGATAATAAAATATTATCCTATGAAATTTTAAGTCAGTTAAAAGATAAAAGTTACTTCTCAGGAAGAGGTAAACAAATTGGTGATACAGTTTTGTTTGGTATGTTGAGAGAAGGTGAAGAGGGAGAACTTAATCATAGATTAGTAACCTTTCACGAAGAAGAAGTAGGTTCCTTATATGAGGAAGACCCTATCTTCTATAAAGGACCAAAGGCAAACAAACTACCAAACATAAAAAAAATACAAAATGGCGATTAAGAAAAACGATTTCGAAAGTTTAAAAAAGAAGTTTTCCACTTCAGCAAAATATAAACCACAAAGATTTTTTGATTTGGGTCCTGACTTCTTGGATGCCGTTGGACTTCCAGGTCCAGCCATTGGACATTTAAATATGTTACTTGGTCACTCAGACACAGGTAAAACAACTGCCTTGGTAAAAACAGCGGTAGATGCTCAGAAAAAAGGAATTCTTCCTGTATTCATCATCACAGAACAAAAATGGAGTTTTGAACACGCTAAGTTGATGGGATTCCAATGTGAAGAGGTTGTTGATGAAGAGACAGGGGAATTAGATTGGGATGGATTTTACATCTTCAATAATAACTTTGACTACATCGAACAAATTACAGATTACATCAATAGTTTGTTGGATGCTCAAGAAAAAGGTGAGTTAGATTATAGTTTATTGTTCCTATGGGACTCAGTTGGTTCTGTTCCTTGTAAGATGACTTTTGAAGGTAAAGGTGGTAAACAACACAACGCATCAACACTTGCAGACAAAATTGGTATGGGTATCAACCAACGTATTTCAGGTTCACGTAAAGCTGATTCAAAATACGAAAACACTTTGGTTATTGTTAACCAACCTTGGGTTGAACTACCAGACAATCCGTTTGGTCAACCAAAAATTAAGGCTAAGGGTGGTGAGGCGATTTGGTTAAACTCATCTTTGGTGTTTTTATTTGGTAACCAAAAAGGCGCGGGAACTAATAAGATTACGGCAACAAAAGACAAAAGAAGCATTAAGTTTGCAATTAGAACTAAAATCTCTGTAATGAAAAACCACATTAATGGTTTGGGTTATGAGGATGGTAAGATAATTGTGACACCACACGGATTCTTGGCGGGTAAAGAAGCGGCAGAAGAAAAGGTCTCTATTGAGGCCTACAAAAAAGAATACGCTGACTATTGGAAAGATATTATCGGTTCTGATGGTGAGTTCACTTTGAAAGAAGAAAAAGAAGATTAGTATATTGTTTCACATTTAAATCACAGATTGTGATTAAGACATTATTAGTAGACGGAGACAATCTGTTTAAAATAGGATTTCACGGAGTAAAAGAGTTGTATAATGGTGGAGACCACTTAGGAGGAATCTACCATTTTATCAACATCTTAAGAAAGTTCTTAGAGGAACACAACCACGATAAGGTTGTTGTCTTTTGGGACGGAGACTCCAATTCATCTATCAGGAAATCCATATATCCACAATACAAGGCGAATCGTAGACAAGATATGAATGAGTATAAGTACGAATCATATCTTCAACAGAAAGCTCGGGTTAAACAATACCTTGAGGAAATATTCGTACGCCAAGTTGAGATGGTCAATAATGAGGCTGATGACCTAATTGCATATTATGCAAACATCGCAACTGACGAACAAATTATTATATTCTCGGCGGACAAAGACTTAACACAACTTATATCCAAAAGGGTTACCATCTATTCTCCAACATCAAAACAATACTTTAAGAATGGAGATAAGATTACAATCAATAAGGTTGATATACCACATACTAACGTCTTATTAACCAAGATTATGACAGGGGATAAGTCTGATAACATAGATGGTATAGAAATGTTGGGAGAAAAGACTTTGGTCAAATTGTTTCCTGAATTGTTGGAGAAATCCTGTACTATCGAAGAAATCTTGGATAAGGCACGAAATAACCAACAAAAGAAAAAACCAAAAGCGTTAGAAAATATTTTGACTGGACGTACAAAATGTGGTATACTTGGTGAACAGTTCTATGAGACAAATAAAAAGATTGTAGACCTCCACAATCCGTTAATTACCGATGACGGTAAAGAACTTGTAGAACAAATCCACACCGATACCATTGACCCCACCGACAGAGGATATAAGAACTTGATGAGAATGATGATGGAGGACGGTCTCTTCAAGTATCTACCCAAAAACGACGAAGCTTGGGTAAACTTCCTCCGACCATTTATGAAATTAACAAGAAAAGAAAAACGAAACACAAACAAAAATTAAACAAACATGAAAGAGCAAGACAGCACAAAGATGGAATTCCTTTTGACCCTTAACGATAATATCGTGGTCCAAAGATTTTTCAATGTGAGAGGGTTCAACCAAAAGGCAAAAAACTCTGTAGAGTTGTACGAAACCGTTAGTCAAATTAAAGACCAACTTCAGTATCACCTGAAAATGAAAACGGTTATTTACATGATGGACAACAGAGATGCCATTACTCACGACCCGTCAATTATGAACACTTCGTATACCGAAGGACCTGAAGTTTTTAACCTTTTTATTAAGGTTGGGGACACGACAATTTGTCACAGAGTTTTTGATGGAAAATTTTTCCCACCAAAAGTTCGTTATACGGTTGACGTACGACCATTTTTAAAAGAGATTCTAAGAGAGTTGACTGACATTTTTTCAACTCAGAAATTAACTTACAAATATTTGGAATTTGACCTTAGTAAGTAACTATTTAATAATACAGGGGATACATTATAACAAATTATGAACAAAAATTTCGATTATTTAGGGAACACTTTTCAGATTCAATTACTTAACCAGATTGTAGTAGACAAAGATTTTTCATCGTCTATTATCGACGTTATCGAAGCATCTTATTTCGACAACAAGTACTTCAAAATCATCTTACAAATGATTAAGGAATACTATGTTAAGTATGAGTCTACGCCTAACTTCGAAACCCTTGAACAAATTATTAAATCCGAGGTCACTCAAGAAATGGTTGCTAAAATTGTGTTAGACACATTGAAGCAAGTTAAAGAGGCTCCATTTGAAGGAACTCAATTTGTCCAAGAAAAGGCTTTAAAGTTCTGTAAACAACAGGAACTTCAAAAGGCTATGGACAAAGCACAAAAAATTATCACACAAGGTGATTTTGAATCCTACGATAAAGTTGAAGGATTAGTGAGAGAGGCTTTACAAGTAGGTGAAATTGAAAAAGGACAAACAGATATCTTTTCAGAATTGGAAACCGTATTGGACGAGGATTATAGACACCCAATTCCAATGGGAATACCAGGTATTGACAGATTATTAAAAGGTGGGTTAGCAAAAGGAGAGATAGGTGTTATTTTAGCTCCAACAGGGGTTGGTAAAACAACTATATTAACCAAGATAGCAAACACCGCATTTAATATGGGATACAATGTTCTCCAAGTATTTTTTGAAGACAACCCAAAGATTGTCCAAAGAAAACACTTCACCATTTGGACGGGCATTGCACCTGATGAATTAGCTAATCATAGAGATGAGGTTATGGGTAAAATAACTGACATCCAAGAAACTATGAAAAACAAGTTAATTTTGAAGAAGTTGGCATCTGATACTATGACTATGAATCAATTAAAGAGTCAAGTTAGAAAAATCATTGCTGACGGAACAAAAATTGACATGATTATGTTAGATTACATCGATTGTGTATTACCTGAGACATCTGCAAAGGATGAGTGGAAGGCTGAGGGTTCAGTAATGAGAGGTTTTGAAGCAATGTGTCACGAACTAAATTTGGTAGGATGGACCGCAACTCAAGGAAATAGAAGTTCTATATCTTCAGAAGTTGTAACTACAGACCAAATGGGAGGTTCAATCAAAAAGGCACAAGTAGGACACGTTATTATCACGGTAGCAAAAACACTCCAACAAAAAGAAATGAATCTTGCGACAATAGCCATTACTAAATCACGTCTTGGTAAAGACGGGGTCGTATTTGAAAACTGCAAATTCAACAACGAATTACTTGAAATCGACACTGAAAGCTCGGTGACATTCTTAGGTTTCGAGGAACAACAAGAAGAAAGGAAGAGAGATAGGGTTAAAGAACTTATGGAGAAAAGAAAGGCAAAAGAAGCCTCAACAAAAGCTCAAAATAACACCTAATTAAATATCTACTTTTTTCAAAAAAAACTTATTTTTTTTTATAAAAAATTGTGGTCGTTAAGTAGACAACCGCATATTTATCATAAAAATCGTTGATTTTTTGATAAAAAAAACAATTACTTAAATTTAAACAAATGGACATTTCAAACAGAATTTTATCGGACATTACCGTGTACATGAAGTACGCCAAGTATATCCCAGAACTAAAAAGAAGAGAAACATGGCAGGAACTTGTTACTAGAAACATGGAGATGCATATCAAGCAGTACCCTAAACTAGAAAAAGAGATTCGCGAAAACTACATGTATGTTTTCAGAAAACAAGTACTACCATCAATGAGGTCGATGCAGTTTGCAGGAAAACCTATTGAAATTTCACCAAATAGAATTTACAACTGTGCCTTTGCACCAATCGATGATTGGAGAGTGTTCTCAGAAATCATGTTCTTACTTTTGGGTGGAACAGGAGTTGGATACTCAGTACAAAAACATCACGTAGATGCATTACCTGAAATCAGAAAACCAAACAAAGAAAGAGGTAGAAGATGGTTAGTGGCTGACTCAATTGAAGGATGGGCTGACGCTGTTAAAGTGTTGGTTAAATCATACTTCTTTGGTGGTTCACACATCCAATTTGATTTCAGTGACATTAGACCTAAAGGTGCGAGATTAGTTACATCTGGCGGTAAAGCACCTGGCCCACAACCACTTAAAGAATGTCTTATCAAACTTGAAGGAATTTTAGATTCAAAACAAGATGGTGAGAAGTTAAAGGCTATTGAAGTTCATGATATGGTTTGTCATATCGCTGATGCAGTACTTGCTGGTGGTATTAGAAGAGCGGCACTTATTTCATTATTCTCAGCAACAGACGATGAGATGATTGGATGTAAGAGTGGTGCATGGTGGGAAACAAATCCACAAAGAGGTAGAGCTAATAACTCTGCAGTATTGATGAGACACAAGATTGATAAAGATTACTTTATGGACTTGTGGAAAAGAATTGAGGCAAGTGGAGCAGGAGAACCTGGTATCTACTTGAGTAACGATAAAGATTGGGGAACAAACCCTTGTTGTGAAATTGCTCTTAGACCATTCCAATTCTGTAACCTTACAGAGGTTAACGTATCAAACGTTGTATCTCAAGAAGATTATGAAGATAGAGTTAGAGCGGCTACGTTCATCGGAACACTACAGGCGGGATATACTGATTTCCACTACTTAAGACCTATATGGCAAAGAACAACTGAAAAAGACGCTTTAATTGGAATTTCAATGACAGGTATTGGTTCAGGTGCGGTTCTTGGATTAAACATGAAAGCCGCTGCTAAAGTTGTAAAAGACGAAAACAAAAGAGTTGCTGACTTACTTGGTATTAACCCAGCGGCAAGAACAACAACAGTTAAACCTGCGGGAACAACTTCTTTAACATTAGGTACATCAAGTGGTATCCACGCATGGCACAACGACTATTATATTAGAAGAGTAAGAGTTGGTAAAAACGAAGCAATCTATTCTCATTTAAAAGAAAATCACCCTGAGTTGGTGGAAGATGAATACTTCAGACCACACGACACAGCGGTTATTGGAATACCACAAAAATCACCTGAAGGTTCAATCTTAAGAAATGAATCACCAATCCAATTATTGGAGAGAGTGAAGAAAGTTCAACAAGAATGGATTAAACCAGGTCACAGAAGTGGTTCAAATGCTCACAATGTATCTGCAACCATTTCAGTTCGTGAACACGAATGGCCTGCGGTTGGTGAGTGGATGTGGGAAAACAAAGATGCATACAATGGATTATCAGTTCTACCATACGACGGAGGAAGTTATATCCAAGCACCGTTTGAAGATTGTACTAAAGAAAAGTACGAAGAGCTTATGAAAACATTACATGATGTTGATTTATCTAAAATTGTTGAATTAGATGATGATACAGACTTGAGTGGTGAAGCGGCTTGTGCTGGAGGGGCTTGTGAAGTAAAATTCGTATAATATGAACGAACAAAATAACGGAAGGGAGAAGCCTAAAAAACTTCTCCCTTCTGATTTTTACTATAATGATAAAGGATTAATTGTTTTTACAGAATCATACCACACTAATAGAGGTTTTTGTTGTGGTAAAGGATGTTTAAATTGCCCTTATGAACCAAAGTATCAAAAAGGTAATACTTCTTTAGTAAAAAAATAATCCAAGTATATTTATGGTATATGGCAGATGGAATTACATATGGTCTTAATTTCCCTTTTAGAGATTCTAGAAGGGGTGACTACTTAGAACTTACTCAATTAGAGTCTCAAGAAATCAAGGCGGACTTAATACATCTTTTATTAACTAGAAAAGGTAGTAGATATTTTTTACCTGATTTTGGAACAAGATTGTATGAGTTTTTATTTGAACCTTTTGACGGATTAACTTTTGACGCCATTCAGTCAGACATAAGAGATGCCGTTCAAGCTTATATGCCAAATTTATTATTGAATCAAATAACAATTACCCCAGCAGACCCAATGGAAGAAGTTGACACTATGTTAGGAGAAAACACGGTAGGAACAAGTGAATCACCAATATATAGACTTCCTGGTAAAGGGACATCAGAATATACCGCTAAAATTAGAATAGACTATTCTAACAACAGAACAACTTTTGCTCAAAGTGATTTTGTTATAATTAATATTTAATATAGATGGCAAATCGTAAAATTTCATATACAACCAGAGATTATCAGGGAATAAGAACTGAGTTACTCAATTATTGTAAAACATACTATCCTGAATTAATTCAGGACTTTAATGATGCCTCAGTATTCTCCGTGTTTATTGATTTGAATGCTGCGGTTGCAGATAACCTACATTATCATATTGATAGAAGTATTCAGGAAACTGTTCTTCAATATGCACAACAAAGGTCATCTATCTATAATATAGCTAGAACCTATGGATTAAAAATTCCTGGTCAAAGACCTTCGGTGTCTTTAGTTGATTTCTCAATAACTGTTCCTGCGTTCGGGGATAAAGAAGATGAGAGATACTTAGGAATTCTTGCAAGAGGGTCTCAAGTTTCAGGGGCTGGAATCATATTTGAAAATATATATGATGTTGATTTTACATCACCATACAACGCTCAAGGTTTTCCAAATAGGTTAAAAATACCAAACTTTAACGCTAATAATGTTTTAATTAACTACACAATTACTAAAAGAGAATTGGTTGTTAATGGTATTACAAAAGTTTTTAAAAGAGTTATTACTCCAAATGACGTTAAGCCATTCTTTGAGTTATTCTTACCTGAGAAAAACGTATTAGGTATTACTAGTGTATTATTAAAAAGTGGTACCGAATATACAAATGTACCAACAACGGCAGAATTTTTAAGCCCTTCAAATAAATGGTATGAGGTTGACGCTTTAGCTGAAGACAGAGTTTTCATTGAAGACCCAACTAAAGTATCAGACCAACCAGGTATTAAAGTTGGTAAGTATATTCAAACATCTAATAGATTTATAAGTGAATACACCCCTGAAGGATTCAAAAAAATGACCTTTGGTGGAGGAACCAACACGGCTCAAGATGCTTTAAATCAATTTACAACATTAGGTACAACATTAGACCTACAAAGATATTCAAACAACTTATCTTTAGGTTCGGCACTAATACCAAACTCAACCTTGTTTATTCAATATAGAGTTGGAGGAGGATTAGGGACTAACTTAGGAACAAACGTAATCAACCAAATTGGTACAGTTTCGTTTTTTGTTAATGGTCCATCAGAACTTACAAACTCTTCAGTTGTGAATTCATTAAGATGTAATAACGTAACTGCGGCTATTGGAGGTGCGGGACTACCATCTTTAGAAGAAATAAGAAACTATGTTTCATTTAATTTCTCGGCACAAAAAAGAGCGGTAACAGTTCAAGATTATGAATCAATAGTCAGAAATATGCCAGCGGAATTTGGGGCACCTGCAAAAGTATCAATCACTGAAGACAATAACAAAATACTTATTCAACTGTTGTCATATGATACCTCTGGTAAATTAACAAACATTGTATCAAATACTTTAAGACAAAATGTTGCAACATATCTTTCTAACTATAGAATGATGAACGACTACATATCTATTTTAACCGCTGAGGTTATTGACCTAAGTGTTGAAGTTTCAATTGTTTTAGACTCCGCACAAAACTCAGGACAAATTATTGCAGACGTTGTAGATAGAATATCAGGTTACTTTGACCCACAAATCAGAGAGTTGGGACAAAATGTTTATCTTTCTGAATTACAAAGTATTGTTCAAAATCAAAGTGGTGTATTAACAGTTGCTGGAATTAAAGTGTTTAACAATGTTGGTGGACAATATTCTTCAGCAGAAACTTCTATGGTATATTCAGACCCTGAAACTAAAGAGATTGCACCAGTTGACGACACAATTTTTGCTCAACCATCACAAGTTTATCAAATTAGATATCCAAATAAGGATATTAAAGTTTCCGTTAAAAACTTCCAATCTATTACATTCTCTTAATAGGTTTATTCTCTGAGGGTTTGGTTTATAATTTATAATGTGTGTATCCATACTTTAAAAAGTACACATAAACTATTTATAAACTAAAGACATTACATGGGTGACTCATATAGAATTAAGACCGAGCTTGGTATTAATAAGTCAATTAATATACAATTAGACCAAGAGTTTGAGTTCTTAGAAATTTTATCTCTTAAAATACAACAAACTGACATCTACACAAGAAGTTGTGCGGACTATGGTGTTTTAGTTGGTAGAATTACTGCGAACAATGGGTTCGGTCTCCCAAACGCTAGAGTTTCAATTTTTATTCCAATTGAACAAGTCGACCAATCAAACCCTCTTATCACAAGTATATACCCATACAAATCACCAACTGATAAAAATGAAGACGGTTTTAGGTATAATCTTTTACCATACGTTAAATCTTATTCCAAACATGCATCAACAGGAACGTTTCCATCAAGAGCCGATGTATTAACAGGAGACACTGCAGTAGAAATTTACGACAAGTATTATAGATTTACATCCAAAACCAACGAGAGTGGTGATTATATGATTATGGGAGTTCCTCTTGGGGACCAAACCGTGGTTATGGATGTTGACCTTTCTGATATTGGGGAGTTCTCATTAACGCCCCAAGATTTAATTAGAATAGGACTTGCAACCGAAGCCCAAGTTGCGGGAAATAAGTTTAGAACATCTAATGATTTAAATTCATTACCTCAAATTATTAATTTATCAAAAAATGCTGAAATATCTCCATTATGGGGAGACCCTGAAATTTGCCAAATATCAATTAATAGATTAGATTTTGATTTAAGAGATGATGCAAATGTGGATATTCAACCAACATCTGTATTTATGGGGTCTATGTTCTCATCTCCCGATGGTATGAGGGTTAGAAAAAATTGTAGCCCAAGGGATAATATGGGTAATTTGTGTGGGTTAATTGCCACACCTGGGCAAATTTTATCTATTAGACAAACAATACAACAAGACGAAGACGGAAATCCTGTTTTGGAGGTTTTTGAATTAGAACAAGCGGGAAATGTTATTGACGGAACAGGAGCATGGTTAACAGAACTTCCAATGAATTTAGATTATTTTATTACAAATGAATTTGGAGAAAAAGTGTTATCTAATGACCCTACAGTCGGAATACCAACAAAGGCAAAATATAGATTTAAAGTAAAGTGGTCGCAGCCAAATGAATTAACATTACAAACAAGACGTGCATACTATTTAGTTCCAAATGTTAAAGAATATGGCTGGCAAGAGTCTGACGTGGACCCAACATATTCAACAAACCAAAACACACTAAAACAACAACAAAGTTCGTATTATTTTGGACTCGCTTGGAGCGGATATACGAATGGTTTTACAGGTACTAAAAAAACAGATAGATTAAACGAAATTATAGATTGTGAGGACACATTTTATGAATTTCAATATAATAGAGTTTATACAGTTTCATCTTTGATTGACCAATATAAAAAAGGTGCTAAAGGTAGATTTATTGGTATTAAAGAAATAGACGATGATGAATGCGAAAGTACGGTAAATAAATTTCCTGTAAATGACGGATTCAGAAACTTTGATTTATTATTCTTCGTGTTTTCAATTCTTATGGTTATCATTCAACCAATTGGTTTAATTGTATTAACACTTGCCCATATATTACTTTGGTTGAACAACCTATTTAGAAGTTTTCTATGTGCCATTTCTAAAATTAAAATTGCGGGATGGAGACCATTCAAAAGATGGAGAAAATATTGTGGTAGAAGAGATAATACAATAAGACTTCCTATGATTACATATCCTGATTGTCAGGCTTGTGATTGTAAACAAGACACTCAGGAAACTCAAGATAGACAAGAAAACGGTGGAGTTGAAGGGGTATTATCTCCTGTGTCTTCTCCTGAATATTATGACACGCTATTGAATACCATTGTATTTTCTGCTGATACTGAAACAGGACAGGATAAGTCTATCCTATATAGTGAAGGTATGGCTGGATTTAGTTTACTTAACTTTAAACCTGATAGTAAAAGATATAAATTACCTCTTTCACAAGCTAAAGGGTTTTCTTTTGTTGCGTCATACGATTTACCAATTGGAGAGAGGATTAATATATTCAATCAAAGAAGTTCATATTTTGCAAACCAAAATAAAATAAAGGTAACTTTTGCTAAAGACCTTAATGTTGGTAAACATCACTATGATAACACAATAACTGTTCTTTCTACTGAACAATATGAGGCTGGTGAACTTCTAACTTTTGTTAATGTTACGGGCTCAACCGACCCAAATTTTTTATATTCAGGTGTAAGTTCAAATGGTACGATTTTAAGAGGAATTTCAGGAGAAACTTACAATGGAACGGGTGCAACACAAGTGAGTATTGCATATGCCGTAAGTCAAACTGAAAATATTTCAACACCTGTTGTATATAATTTACCTTATGGTTCAGGTAATACTAATTATAAGTTTCCTGCAGACATTGAGTATTATCAGGTAGTCACCGCTTTAACTGTATCACAAGCTTCCCAAATTTGGAATACAGGGGCTACACAATCTTTCGGTAATATAATAAATTCACCAACAAGATTACGTGGATATACTAGGCAATATGCCGCTTGGGTTTTTACTAATACGTTAACATTGAATCCTTTTGAGTACTTTGAAGAGGCACAAAGTCAATATATATTAGTTCTACAAAGAGGTGTGGACCCATATTCTCCAAAGTATAGAAATGAATATAGTTTAGGAACTTTATTCGGTAGTAATGATTCCGACCCAAATTGGACTTTTACTGCTGAGACTAGAGTTAACATACCTATACAAAAAATAAATGTATCAAATATGTCTGTACAACCATATAGTCAAGATGGAATGTACTATCCTTCTTATTTTTTCAAACCTGGAACAACACCTAATCTAACACCAGGACAATCCTTTACAGGTTTCACTACAACCGCAACCGCGTATTATGGTTCTTTAGACGCTACAACTAATCCACTACCAATTGGTTCATCAACAACTGGTACAAACGCTTCAAATCCTGGAACATTAGGAAATGCTAGAAGAATAACTTATTTTACTAGTTCATTAACAACAAGTAACGGGGTTTGTAATATTACAGGACCTAGTGATAGTTTATTTGTTCCAAATGTACCACAAACCTCAATACCTTTGGTAGGTATTAAACTGTATCAAAACTATGACCCAAACTGGGGTATAGGGTATTCAAGCCCGCTTAATGGTCAAAATAAGTGGTTTAAGATGAATTGGAATGGTTCATTTTACTCCGTTCAAGTTAGTCCAACTGGGTATGTTTTGAGTTTTAATTCTTGTACCACCTCATCTTCATTACCTACCGTTGTATCAAGAACAGATAATGGGTTTTATTCAGGAATCCCCGCAACCCAAAAATACGATGCTAGTGAAGATTTATCGGGAATGGGAGTAATGAGCTCAATTGTAAACGATATTTTTCCTTATACTGATGATTACAACTACTATTTGAAGTTTAATTACGGAACTTCAACATTCTTTTCGTTATCTAATTCCGCAATTACAATCTCCAATAGTGTTAATAACGTATTGAGAACCGACAGATTACCATCATCCGACGGGCTTGACGGAGGTTCTTTTGCGACTAACCCAGCTCTTTTACAACAAAATCTAAATTTTAACATTTATAATATAAATGCGGAAGACGTAACGATTTCATCTCAAGGAGGTGATACAGGCGCTGATATTGTAACTGTGGATATAGAAGGGCTTCCTAATGCCATAACAGTTCTTTCTTCGTTTGATTGTGAAAACATGGTTGGATTGGAGTGTTATCAAGGATTTGGAAGTCAATTTGAAATAAATCAGAATTGTACAACCGCGGACGCAGTAGAAAAAGGGTGTTACATGTTTATGAGAGTACCTTTAACCGATTTACCCAAGGACTATAGAAATTTTGGACAATGGGCTTACAGGTTTAGATTTTTCTATGGATTATGCAGAGGTGTATTATCTCAATCGTTTATGAACAATTGGATTAATGGTACCTTATATTCTTTTCCAATACAAGTTGACACTTATTACAATAGTAAAAACAAAGTTAGTAAACAATCATTTTGTAGGGATGTCGTGTATTTCAATGCTGATAGTAATAACTTCTATTATAGAAGTAGTCCATATAATGACTCTTCAAATAAATTTATTGGTATGGAAACTAATAACGCTGGTACCGTGAATAACGTAAATTTATTATATCCAACAACAATTTTAAACTTGGGTATGAAAGATTCTTTTTACTCTGAAATAACCTTTGACCCATCTACTAACGGATATGTACTTCCAAACATTAACCCAACAAGTTATGGTGACACTTCTGATTTAGTTAATTTATTTGTTATTTCTAGAATTACAGATGAAACCTTCCTAAAACAAATTCTTGCTATTGGGGATAATTCACTTAATCAGTTGTTTAGTAGAGATGGTAGTCAGAGGAGAATTGATGGCGATTTAGCACAAATGATGTCAATTAACTGTGAAATAGGTAATATTAATTTTTCACCAGAATATTATGATATTATTCCAGGCCAAACAAATCAACCAACAACAATTCTTGGTAGTCCTAGCAATCCAGCAATTGCGGTTTGGTTTTCGTCAACAACTCAAGATTTACAGACAAAAGATTATTTAACACCAGGTAGAATTAATTTTAGAGGTTCTAATAATGTCGGGTATTATCCATACCCATATGGTATTAAATCACAAGTAGTTCCATTCTATCAGTGGCAATTAAACAATACCTCAACAATATTTGGTAATCAATATAATACGTGGGCAACAGCGAAATCTGACCTTGTCCAAAACACTAGATATCAATCAATGGACAGGTTTAATACAAGTACGCCGTATTTTCTTGGTTCTAATTCAATGTCAAATGACCTTAACGCTAGAGGATATATATTCAACGTAAATGGTACCGTTGGGAATGGTCAATATAGTACAACAGGTGCAATTAATAAAAAATTTGTGGTAGGGGCCCCATTCCAATTTTATTTTGGAACAATAAAAGGAGAGACCGCGTTAGATAAATTTAAAACAAAGTATTCGTTAGATGAATAAGTATACAATAGTTCCGAGTGGTTTGAGGTATAAAGGAGCACCTTCTTTAGACCAAGAAATTTCGGTTACATTAGAAGAGCAAAGTCAACAATTGACCGAGTACGATAGGAGTTCAACTATTAACTTGGCTCAAGTTTATGATGACGAAAGACAATCTTGTACTATATTTAGACCAACTTTCAAGGTAACGTATTTATATGACAACACATATACGGGGTCTACAACATATTTACCATTCCAATATAATTTATATTATACCGCACCTGAGTCATCTAAACAAAGTGGTAAATGGAACGGATATCCACAATATTATGAGTTTGACATTTATAGACCTAATGTTGGAGACAATCATTTTCAATATAAATCAAAAAGCGCTTACACATATAACTGGATGTTTTACCTAACGTATCCACATGAAAATGATTATACAAAACAATTAACATATTATTCAACAAATAATAACGATGTCAATTGGGTTGCTTCAGAAGGAATACCTTTTACTATTACAAATACGACACAAAACGGAAACGGATTAGTATCGTTTACTTGTATTGCACCTCACGGATTAACTCCAGGAGAATATGTTGAACTATCATTAACGTATAGAAATGAAAAAATATTTCAAGTAAACTCAATTGGAAATGGGGCGTTTGGAAGTAATATTTACGTATTCAATCTTTTTAATATTGGATTTACGGGTAGTACATTTAATAATGGAACAATTGGTACATTTAAAAGGGTTATTAATCCTGACAATTTAGAAGAAACCAAATCAAAATATTATATAAAAAAATATAAGGTTATTACAAACATATCTGACGTTGCGATAACAAAGGCTGGATTTGAAAAAAACGTTTTTGGGGAAGAAAAAAAATTAGAGTACAGTTCAATTACTCCAAACAACCTTACCAGAATTTCTCAAAAAAGTAGTAGTAATTCTTATGATGTTACATCAAATTATGACTTAAACTTTGCTGGTTATTACGACAACCAAAAGAGACCACTTAATGAAATAAGTTTAACAATTATTAATAAAGGATATTCAGGTTATTTTAATCAACCATTAAATGGAGTTGGATTAAAACAAGGGTGGGAATTTAATTTATCAAAAAATATAAATCCATGGTGGGATTTGAACAATCAAAAATCAAATACCAACATCCCCGTATCCGCATATACTCTCACCAACGGTGCGACAAAAACATTCTACTATAATTTAGACCTTAAACCTGGAGATGTGATTGACGGTGATTTTTGTGAATGGAATGATTATGAACAAATCGAAAGAGTTGTGTCACATTATTATCAAAAATTGAAATATAACCAAACGGTGTTTCAAACTACAAATGATTTTTCAAACAACGCACCAGGTTTTTATTATAGACCACATAATCCAATGACTCTTAGAGTTTTTTCAGATTATATTGAAACTGGTGACGTTGAAAATATTGATGGAATACCAAGTTGGGCGTTTTATTCAAGAACAGACCAACAGTTTAGATGGAGAGATTTGTATACTTATGGTTTTCTAGATAACCTTGGTAGAGGTGTTGATTACCCGTTTTTAAATACTGCTCAATATCCATACACTCAAGTCATTTTTAGATTAATACCTGAAGGAATAAACTATAACGAGAATTTAGATGGATTTGATTTCTCATTAAAACCTTTGATAGATGAGTGTGAATAAATTTACGATTAGACAAGACGGCATTGTTGATAAACAAATCAATATACCTGTTGAACTTAAGTGGGATTACTTGGGGTTAGACATGTCTATTGACGAATATGAAACCAGAATTATTGATGAAGTAATTGGTAGAGGTAGAGATTTTGAAATCTCAAGATTTGCCCATGCTCCTGCAACAGGGACAACAAACGATACTTTAATTAACTATGAGTTTTATTTTTATTCTGGCGGCTCGTTAGATAATATTGGAAATTGGAGAGTTAATTACCTTAGTGAGGGATTCACACCACAAGAAGTTTATTACTATGAAAATAATTTTTCAAACTCATTTTTTAAGTTAGACTTTTATGATACTCCTGACGAAAAACAACAAACAAACTATCTTACAATTATATTACCAACTCAACAAGGTTTAATGATGCAAGCTCAAATGCAAAGAACTTTGGTGAATATAAGAAAACCACAATTTGTTTTGGATTATGTTGGTGATAAAGAAGGGTTTTTTATTTATTGGTTGAAGAAAAGAAACTTTTTGGATGTCAGTACATTTTACATGACCGCCAAATTTTACAACGCTAAAACAGGTCAGTTTACAAAAATGATGACAGGTAGAGGAAGTAACCCAATAGATTTAACAAATGGTCCACAGGTTTACTTGGGTAATAAGTATGCTTTTGATAATACACAGTATTTTTACTACACCGTTAAATTAGATTATGAAAAACAAACTTACCAAGTTTTTAATACGTACGGTCAGAGGTTGGGTACCAATATACCCATAAAATGGTATGAATATGTAAATCCACCGCAATAATGACACAAGATTATTATAAGTTTATTGTTTCACCTGAGAATGTCGCAAGGGATTTGTCCGTTGTAGATTATAACAATACACCTGTTGGGGTTTATTCTGCCATGACAAAAGTGGTAAGTTCAGGACCTAGAGGTACTTCGTTATTAACTAATTTATCCATACCAATTTTACTAAGACAAACCGCGGTAGACGCTGGATATTATAGTCCATTTGACGGTGCTGTATTACAAAAAGACGTAGTTACAAACTTTTTATTTTCATCAACAACTGCTCAACCATATGTGTGGAATGTTTATAATACTTCGGACGAATTTCAAAAATTCTTAGATTTATCCGCCTATAAAGTTGATTGGGGTGACGGAAGTCCAAAACAAATTATTAGCGCATATACGCCAAACTCTATAAGTCACACATATCCTAATGCAACAAAAGATTATACTATTACATTGGAACAAACTAATCCTTGGGGGGTAACTAAAGTGTCAAAAACAATAACCGTTCCTTATTCTAATGTGACTGTATATAATCCGACGGGAGAATGTTATTTTGCAACTTCGACAGGTAATTGGATTGGAACGCCTGTATCTTACAATTATATATTTTCAGGTGACGCGGTAAACGAGGTTTCGGCTCAAACATCTAACAATTATGTTACGGTTCCATTTACTGTGTCAGGATTAACAAAATCTAGAATAAATGAATTGGCATTATACGGTAGTCCAAAATTTCAAGTGGGGGTACCTGTTATCAGTAATGGACAAATATGGGGGGCAATAAGTGACATAAACTCAGTTTTTACTGCCTATACAATTACTGGTGTTTATTACTATGATTATAGTGACGGTACAACAATATTCTTCCAAGAATCTTCAGGACTAACCTCAAATAATTTGACCGCAGTGCCAATCACAAAAGATGAGGTATTACTTAAAGTTATTGACCAAGCACAGGTACAAACTAATGTATTTGTTGAGAGAGGAAAGAACAGTGCATATGAAAGAGTGATGAGGTTGGGAGAGGTGGATAATCTTGGGGATATGATAAATTACGGATATGGATTTTTTAATGTGGTTAGTAAAGAAAGAAACTAATTGAAAAAGGGAACTAAACTATTTATAAATTAAATAAGAAGACATGGCAATCGGCTCATACGGTACAATAAGACCAAGTGATGTTTCACCATCAGATGTTGAAATAATCATGAACTACACTCCAACAAGAGATGTTACAGACCAATTTGTTCTGACAAAATTGGACGCCCAAACAATATTAAGACCTTATTTTGCTAATACAGAAACAGGGGGTAATCCTGGCGTTGAGGTATTAGGAGGTTTATATAATCTAACTTTACCCGCAAATCAGTTTAATGCGTTGGGTATTTACACCTTATATTTAAGACCCGCTGAAATTAGAACTATAATTAGTGATTGTGGAGTTTTAAGTGCGTTACCAAATGTTAAAGGTATTGTTATTGATATAACAGATGTACCAACACAATATCAAAATAAATTTGTACCACAAGGATTGGTTGGATTTAGAATTGAATACCTTAATGCTGATGGTTCAAAGATTCCAAACTTTTTCAGAGTTGTTACATCAAGTTTCTTTTGTGAACCTGTTGTCTCAAACGAAGTTAATACATCACAAAAGGCGATTAGATACAGATATGTTGAAGGAGATTCAAATCTTATTTTCTTAACACTATCACCATCATCTTCACCAACTAATAAACCTAATGCCACACCATACATCGGACAACCCGACCAAGATATTATTATCACAAATACATTCTTTAATCCTGTGACTGTTGAAGTTGAAATGGTTGAATACGATATCTCATCTCTTGCGATTGCTCTTTACGGTAATCAAACTAAATCTATTGATGATGGTATCTACACTATCTACGATTCTAATAATAACATATACAGACAGTATAACTTATATGAAATTAGAGACCAATTTAATGCTCTTCTTTATGAGGTTAGACAAAGTAGAGGTAATAACATTGATTTCAGTAAAAACTTCACAAACATAACTAGTTAATGGCGACTACACAAAGGACAACAAAATATTTTTACCCTCCACGACCAGGTAGTGGTGCGGCAACCTTTTCTGACAACATTGTAGGATTACAAACAGTTGAGGGTGGCGGACTTACGCAGGGTAATTTTGAATTTACAACGTCCGTAGTTGAAAAAGTTAATAGAAGATTTAATGTTGGCGCTTTTTCCGAACCAATAAGTTTGGAGGGATTAGACATCGAAGACCTTACAGAAAGTAGAAGAATAATGGCAACACAGTTCAGAGTTTATCCAAACTATGACGTGTCACAAGTTCTTAATTTTTCAATGTATGGTTCATTACGTAAAAGATTTCAAGTATCTGTTACTGAAATAATACATAGATTTCCCGCATCGTTAGACGTTGTGTTTAACAACGACCAATTTATAACAGGGGCAACTGCAACAAATATTTCATACGATTCAAATTTAGATGAAACTTACTTCAGAATACCTGTCGATAGAATTAATAATCCATTTGACATTGATTATTCAATAAGCGCTTCAACTAATTTATCTGTTAGAGAAATTGTTGTTTCTCCTTATAGAAATTTATATAATACGTATTTGGATTATTGTGTTGCTATAAATGACAACATTTATAAAATTGTTTCATTTAATCCGTCCGAAACACTTACAACAGGTTACATTGAGTTTTATGTTTCTGGTGACCCATTTGGAACTAGTGCAACGACCATATTTGAAGAATATCAAATAAGACCTAATGACTTTGTTGTTGATAGAATCTTTTTGGAGGATTTTGACGAAGTACAAAAATTTTTGTTAAACAGACTAGTAAGACCAGAATATACTGCGGTATTCCAAGTACCACAACAAAACCAAGACGGACAGTTTTATACGAATTATCAACAAGTAACTTGGCCTAAAGAAGGTCCATGGAATTTAGACATTAAATCATTCTTATTTGACAACTATTTGGCTCAACTAGATGATGTTGCGGTTAATTTAGATTCATTTAAAACAAACTTGATTTCAAGATTTTTGGTTACCGACTCACTTAAAGAGTTTGATACTTTAGGGCAAAAAGTTGAAAAGATATTTCAAATATATGGTAGAAGCTTTGACCAAATCAAACAATTTATTGATGCGTTGGCATACATGAACTCGGTTAGTTATAACCCATCTAATGATATACCATCACAATTGTTAGTGAATTTGGCTCAGACCTTGGGTTGGAGTTCAAACTTCTCACCCATAACAAACGAAGACTTTTTAAGTTCTGTTTTTGGTAACACAAATACGCCAACATATCCTGGTTACGCGAGAGCTCTTACACCAACTGAATTGAATTATTCATTTTATCGTAATTTAATATTGAACGCATCTTACCTTTTTAAATCAAAAGGAACAAGAAGGTCCGTTGAATTTATGTTACGTTTAATTGGTGCACCTGATTCGTTAATTGAATATAACGAACACATTTACCTTGCGGACCAAAAAATTAACATGGACCAATTTGACGTTCAATGGGCGGCAATTTCTGGAGGAACATATGTTCAAGATGTACCACAGTATCTTCCTGGAACAACGTATAAAATTAAAGGACAAATTTATACCGCTTACACATCAACGGCAATTTATCAAGATGTGTCTACAAAATTAGACGACTATCCTATTGATGCGGAAGGATTTCCTAACGCTCCTGTAAATACTGAAGATTATTTCTTCCAATTAGGTGCGGGATGGTATGAATCAACACCGTCACATAGAAGCCCAGATGAAGTTGTAATAACAGGACAAGTTTATACAGGCCAAAATTATAACATTCAAACACAGTTGACACCTTTCACATACGGACAACTTTATTTGGACAGATATAGAGATTTTCCTTATATGACTGAAGGGTTTAAATTAAGAAAAATTGTTGATAACAATAAATCTTGGTTGGAAGAAGACACAAAGATAAGAATATCCACAAGCGCTGACTATAACGCTTACTATTTTGTTGATAATGAAAAGCTTGTACTAAACGTTAAAAATGTTGATTTATTTTTAAACCCATCCCAAGGTATGGTGTACGATGTTTGGGACCAATCAAGAAGATATGACTATCCAATTCCTGAATCAGGATTAACTATAGGTTATCCTGTTCCTGGTGGTGTTGATTCTACATTTGTAAACCCCGAACCAAAGAAAAAAACATTCTTTGAATTTTCTCAAACGTTTTGGGAGAATATGATTAACGTTAGAAACAGACAATACATCACAGATGGTAAGACTGGTGGATACCCAACACTACAATCTATTTGGTGGAAATACATTGAGTCAGAAGAAACAGTCGGACTACCAAATAACAAGTATACGTATCAAAAATTAATTGACTACGTAAATGGAATCGGTCCTTATTGGATGAAGTTGGCAGAACAAATGATTCCCGCAACAACAATATGGAATACGGGAGTTAGAATGGAGAATTCAATCTTTCAAAGACAAAAATATGTCTATAGAAGACAAAGAGGCTGTCAATTCATACCAGTTGCGGTTGACCCATGTTATATTATCTCAAATATTTATGATTACACATGTGCCACAGAATATGTTGACTTCAACATATACCCTTGGTTGAATGGAGATGTTACAGTAAGTAATTTTAGTAGTATTTTATCAAATAGGGTTAACAATATGTTAGCGGCAAGTGGATTAACACTAAATGATTGTATTCAAAATTCGGTAGAAACCAATTGGTATGTTGATTTAAGAATAGGCGGGGATATAATTATTCAAGAGTTGTATTATACAGGATATGGATTAAGCGATGTCCCATCAAACAGAGCATGGAGGAATGCTTTGATTCAGTACTTACCACAACTTTATGATTATGGTTTTACTTATTTCTTAAATGGAAACGTATTAACAATAACAAGTCTGACTTGTACAGAGAGAAACGCCAAAGAACTTCTTTCTTTAAATTCAGGGATAAACATAAGTATAAATTGTCCAACTAACTAATGGCGGTATTAAATTATAATGTATCAGTTTCGGGAGATTGTTTTAATAACGGCTCTGGTGCGCTTAACCTTTTCATTAATTCAGGTACTCCACCATATACCGTTGAATTTATTACACCTTCATTTCCGACTCAGACGGTAACAACAAATCCTGCCACATTAGTTAATTTAGAAAGTAACGTCTATCAATTAAGGGTTAATGATAGTACTATACCTGTTAACAACGAATTTAATGTAAACATACCAATATCTAGTGGAGTTTGCGGCTCAATCGTTGCCACCCAAAATACCACATGTGGATTAAATAACGGGGGGGTTATTGCAGCATCAACGTCTCTGTATTCATCAACCAATTTCTCACTGTTTGATATAAATAATACTTTTATAACTTCAGGTTCTACAAACACGGAGACAATAACCTTTGGACAATTAACCGCTGGAACTTATTATATTGGGGTTATTGATTTAGGTGGATGTACCGCATTTACACCATCTTTTATAATACAAGAATCTAATACTTTAGATTTTGGGTTATATTCGGTACCAAACTCAAGTTGCGGAGGAACCCCAATTGGTAAGATAATTGTAACAGGACAAACAGGTCTTGCGCCTTATACCTATCTTTGGAGTAATGGACAAACAGGGGATACAATTACAGGTCTTACTAAAGGATTTTATTCTGTTGCTGTAACCGATGCCTTTGGTTGTACTGTTTCTAAAGATGCTGAAATAACTGACGTTAGTCCAGTTGGTCTTGGTATATTTACCGCAACACAACCAACATGTTTACAATCAAATGGTGTGATAAATATGACCATCACTGGCGGTACATCACCATTTTATTATTCGGCCTCAACAGGAGATATATTAGTATCATATGCCAGAAGTTTTAGTATTTCAGGTCTTTCCGCGGGACAATACAATTTTCAAGTTACAGATGCGGGACTGTGTCAAATGTTTGCTGGTACAACGTTAGAAACTCCAGGAGGAATAACATCAATCACAGTTCAAGGACAAAATTCAACATGTTCAAGTACAAACGGTTCAATAACAATTAATGTTGTTGGTGGTACAACACCATATACTTATACACTAATATCACCTGATGGTACTCAGTTAAACGTTAACAATTCACAAACAACACAAATATTTGAAAATTTAGGGTCAGGTACATATACTGTTGGTATATCGGATAATACAGGTTGTTCCGCAATTCAAGAGGTTACTTTAATTGCTCAAAACAAATTTACAATCTCAACGAGTGTCGTTGGTACAAGTTGTAATCAAAACAATGGTTCTGTTACAATATATTCAACATCAGGGGGTACTTTACCTTTGGATTATTCTGTTGACGGAGTTCAAAATGTTTTTGACACCAACTTAAGTGCGGTTACATTTAATAATTTAACTTCAGGTACACACGTTGTAACGGTTACAGACGCTGATGGATGTACACAAACAACAAATATACTTGTACCAAGTAGTCAGCCACTAAACTATTCTTTATATAGTACTTCTTGCGGAAGTGGTAATAACGGGAAAATAACCGCTTTCATTACATCAGGGGAGCCACCATTTAGTTTTAATTGGTCAGACAACGTTCCAAACGAACCACAACAAATTCAAATAAGCGGTTTAACTGCTGGAACATATTCTTTAACTATTGTTGATTCAAACGGTTGTTCATTAACAAGAAGTACAACTATTAGTTGTAACAAAAACTATGCGTCGTATCAAACATACACCATGGGTGCAGAAATATTTAACATTCAATCACCAACTAAATTTGGGTTATTACAAATGTTAAATGAAGGGTACTATGATTTAACAACAGGAAATACAAGTTGTGATTTAATAAGTGCAACATTCACTGCAAAAGTTTCAGTAAACCCATCGGGTATTGTTGCATCACAAAACTTTTTCACATCAACATCTTTAGTACAAGCACCTAGCGATAATCAATGGTATAACACGGTTAGAACTTTATTATTGGGTATACCAGGTGTTGGTAATGTTACAATAGACCAACTTAACAATCAAATAACAATAGAAACAAGTCGTAATAATACTTCATTAGAAGGTCAAGAAATTGTTATTGATTTGATTATTGATTATGACATAATTTGTTTATCATGACACAGGTAAGAATTACAGACATATCGGGAGGCACATACCCTATTAGTGTTTACATCTCAGATGTATATGGTAATAACCAAACACTTTTAGGAACCATTTCCACAGGACCAGTCCCACCTGTTGTTGAATATAATACAGTTATACCTTCAATATTTACAACCGCACCTGAAATTATGTTGAAGTTGGTTGACAGTAACAACTGCGAAGTGTTCAAAATTCTTCAATGTACTTTCGGATGTGCGTTTGAAATTACAATAGAATTGGCGTCTTGTATTGTTAATATTGATATCCAAGAATCTAATTGTAATTTTTCTATTTTTAGTACAGAAGCGAACTGCGGCATCGTTTTAGTTTAATCAAAAAAATATTCATTCTATATTTTTAGAATATAGTAAATGAAATAGAATAGTTGTGGTATTTATTTAATAAAAACCTCGGATGTCTATATATTCTATTTTAGTTACAAACAATGCTCCTGGTTGCTCGACCGAGATTGAGCAACAACTTACTGTCACTGGTTGTACTTCATATATCGTTAGACTTGCTTCTAACTCAAACGCATTAGGTCCATTTAACATTTATGTTGATGACGTAATTTATTATTCTGCGGCAACAAGAAATGACATGTTTAATGGTATTGTTGTGAACTTAGCATGTGTCACACCAACACCTACAGTAACGCCAACACCAACAATAACACCATCACCATCAGCAACAGTTGGAACTTCTCCAACACCAACTGAAACTCCTACAAATACCCCAACAAATACTCAAACTCAAACACCTGGTGCAACAAGTACACCTACTCCAACTGAAACTACAACAAGCACACCTACTCCAACAGAGACTGCAACACTAACACCAACTCCAACTGAGACTACAACAAGCACGCCTACTCCAACAGAAACTCCTACAAATACTCCAACAAACACTGCAACTCAAACTCCAACCAATACTACAACTTCAACACCTACTCCAACTGAAACCCCAACTAATACGCCTACAAATACAACAACAAATACACCTACACCTACGGAGACACCAACAAATACACCAACTAATACTGCGACTCAGACTCCAACTAACACTGAAACTTCAACACCTACTCCAACGCAAACACCAACGGAGACTCCTACCAACACGCCTACAAGTACCACAACACCAACTGAAACTCCAACTAATACACCAACTGAAACCTCAACTCAAACTCCAACGGTTACAAGTACACCAACAAATACTGAGACATCAACACCAACGGTTACGCCAACTAATACCATTACTCCAACAGAGACGGCAACATTAACACCAACACCAACAGAAACTCCGACCGCAACTGCAACTGCAACTCCAACTGCAACAGAAACCGCAACACCAACGGAAACTCCAACAGCAACACCAACACCGACTGTAACTGCAACTAACACGGCAACACCAACAGAAACTCCGACATCGACACCAACAGAAACTCCAACCAACACTCCAACAACGACTGAAACACCAACTCAGACACCTACACCGACACCAACTAATCAACCTTTATTTGCGTATCTATTAATTGAACCACAAGCGGCGTCAGCAACATTTAATGGTTGGATGTCATCGCAAGGTTCATCATTCCGTGGATTCTGGATTAATTCTCCAACAACGGCTAATCCAATAACATTCAATAATCAAATGAATGCTTATCTATCTTATTCAGGATGGAATGGTACCGCACCGCAAATTATTACGGGTACAATATCAACAATTAATGGAGGTACTGACTCGTTTGGTAATCCGATTGAAGCTTATAAATTCCAAACAACTGAGGTTATTGCAGGAACAGTTGCAAATGCTTGGTTTACGTGGTTTATATCAACAGGGTCAACTAACGGTCAGAAACTTAGTCAGATTGCAACAAACACAAGTGGTAATCCAACCGCCCTATCTCCAAAAAATATGAACTCCGCCCTATATAATTTAACAGTAAATTATAGTGGTTCATCAATTCCAACAGACATTTATCGTGTTTATAGTACGAATGGTGCTGGATTTGATTTTAGAATAAACGGCTCAAGTGCTAATATTTATTTCAGAGGTAACACACTAATCCCATAACAAAAAAACATAAAAGAAATGAGTTTTAATTATACAAATCCATTATCATCAACGATTGTCCAAGGACCGTCATCGGTTCTTCCAGATAATTCGCAAGGTACAAACTTTTCGGTATATTCCATTGGTGGATATATGGAGGTTTATTCACATCAAGATTTAATCTATGACCCAATATGGTCAGGAGGTTCGGTATCCAATTCGGCAAATACTATTCCAATTGAATTTGCCTACAATTACGAGCCATACGGAGTTCCTGATGTCTTAACACTTAATAGTGATGAAATATCAACAGGTAGAAGACGTTTAGGTATGATGGTATATGTTATATCTGCGGATACAACATATCAATATGTTATTGACGATTATGTCACTTTATGGGATGCGGCAGAAACGTCAGGGTCTTTAGGTCCGACTGGTTTGGGTTGGGAGTGTTACGGTAGTACTGTTGCGGGACAAAATTTTATTAATGCTTGGACTGGGTCAACTATAGAAGGAATTAGTGGAGCGACACACGCAACTGCAAGATGGAAAATTGCAAACATGAACGATACCTTTATAACAGGAGGTACGTATTACTCGGCTACAACAAGTTTACAATTATATGAAAATAATGGTTCAACTATAACAATAACAGGATTTACTGGTACTGTAACAGGAGGAACTTATAATAGTGGGTCATCTACACTTACACTTAATAATAGT